GCTTACATCACGCTGATCGTCTGCGTCGGCGTTGGCGCTTCTATCGTGTTGGAAGAATCAAAGATGGCCGCAGTGATGGGTTTGCTCGGCGCTTCCCTGACTGCTTTGATTTCCATGATGAATGGCATCGCTGGCGCTACCCCGAAGCAGGAGAAGCCGGAGTTTGAAGTCATCAAAGGTTTGATCGACCGCCTTGATCAGAAAGAGCCTCCAATGAAGGTGGACGTCGAGGAAGGCCGTGTCACCGTATCCAAGGGTCACGACACCGTAACCATGAAAAAGGATGAGCAATGATTCCAATCCCCGCACTTCTTTCTGTCGGTGCCAAACTTATCGACAAGTTCTTTCCTGATGCACAGGCTGCTGAACAGGCAAAGTTGAAATTGCTGGAAATGCAGCAAAACGGCGAGCTTGCTCAACTGAACGCAGATGTAACCGAGCAGCATGAGCTTACCGAGCGTCTGAAGGCTGACATGGGCAGCGATAGCTGGCTGTCGAAGAATATTCGGCCCATGACTCTGGTTTTTATCCTGATTACTTATACTGTATTCGGCTTAATGTCTGCGTGGGATATTGAGGTGAACAACAACTATGTCGAGCTTCTTGGGCAGTGGGGTATGCTCATTATGAGTTTCTACTTTGGCGGGCGCACACTTGAGAAGATCATGGGCATGAAGAAGGCCAAAGAATGACCCAACTGACCGCAAACTTCTCCCTTGAGGAACTGACGCGCTCAGAGGCTGCGGATCGTAACGGATGGGACAACACCCCTAACGAGCAGGAGATAGCGAACCTGAGGCGTCTTGCGGCCCTTCTGCAGCAGGTTAAAACGGCGGTAGGCGGTAAGCCGGTCATGATCAATTCCGGATTCCGGTCTAAAAAAGTCAATGACGCCGTAGGATCGAAGGACAGCAGTCAGCACAGGCTTGGTTGTGCTGCTGATATCCGTGTGCCGGGGATGAAGCCCCGCGAGGTGGTGGAAGCCTGTATTGCGGCGGAAGTGCCTTTCGACCAGATCATCCTTGAGTTCGACTCATGGACCCACATCTCGGTGCCGAATACGCCGGAATTCAAGCCAAGAGGATCGAAATTGATCATTGACCGAAATGGGGCGCGTCCATTCGCATAATGCTAACATAGCGAAAATGCAGTGAAATCAAGAGGATTTGTGTTATGACAGTCGCCGCAGTAATGACTTACGATAGCTTGGTTGCTGACATCCAGTCCTACCTTGAACGGACCGACACCGCGACCATCGAGAAGATTCCCAGCTTCATCATGCTGGCCGAGCAGACCATCGCCGCCGACATCAAGTTTCTCGGTAATCTTACAGTCCAGACCAGCACGTTGACGTTAAACCAGCCGGTCATCGACAAGCCCGCCAGATGGCGCAAGACGGTATCGATGAACGTGACCGTGGCCGGTCAACGATATCCTGTCTTCCTGCGCAAGTATGAATATCTGCGGGAATACGCTCCGGACCCTACAGCAACGGGGACGCCGAAGTTCTACTGCGATTACGACTACACGCACTGGCTGGTGGCTCCGACTCCTGCAGGCGATTATCCCTTCGAAGTGGTTTATTACGAGCGCGTCCAGCCGCTCGACTCTTCGAATCAAACCAACTGGTTCACGATCTACGCTCCTCAGGCGCTGCTATACGGCTCACTGCTGCAGGCGATGCCCTTCCTGAAGAACGATGCAAGGCTTCCCATGTGGCAGGCGCAATATAGCGCGATTGTTGCCTCACTGAAGACCGAAGACGTTCAGCGTATTGCTGATCGTCAGGCAAACGTATTGGATACATAACATGAGCTATAACTCCCCCTTCACCGGAAATACAATCCAGCCGACTGACGTTTCGTATCGTGCGTTTACGATTACGGCAGACACTCAGCTTCAGTGGCCGATCAACGGGAACGCGACTGACGACTACTCTGCGCGGATCATGGAGGTCACGGCAAGCACTGCTGGCCTTGAGCTTTGGATGCCTCCAGCAAATCAGACGTCCGTTGGTAACGACGCGCTGATCCGCAACGTAGGCGCAAATACGTTTGTGGTAAAGGACTACGCTGGAGTAGGGACGATCATCTCAATCGCTGCTGGTGAAGCGAAATACATCTACGTCACCGACAATCCGGATGAAGAAGGAACTTGGGGAATTATTTCTTTTGGGACCGGGACTTCCAGTGCTGATGCGGCGACTCTTGCAGGTTATGGTCTACTTGCTTCGGGTCTTACGCTGAATCAGTCTTCCCCGGTTACTTCGTTTTCAAATGCCAGAACAGCGATAGATACCGACAGAGCTTCGCTTCTTTCATGGATTGGTGGCGCAGGAACTTTAACTCTTACTCTTGCAGCTACGCTTGGTAACAATTGGTTTGTTCAGGTCAGGAACTCAGGGACAGGTCTTCTGACTATTGCTTGCGGTGGCTCAGATACAATCAATGACTCAAACTCAATTGGCCTTCAGCCTTCTGACTCTTGTTTTATTGCCTGCTCTGGCTCTGAGTTTTTTACCGTTGGCCTTGGAAAGAATACTCAGTTTAACTTCTCGCAGTTAGTCAAAACCGTAAGCACAGGGACATACACGCTTACTAGCTCTGAGGCTTCTAACGTCATTCAGAAATATGTGAGCGTCGGTGATCTTACGGGTAACGTGACGATCATTGTTCCTCCGACAATTCAAGTTTATTACGTCCAAAATGCCACATCAGGAAGCGCAAGTAACTTTACGGTTACTCTTAGCACTGGAGTTGCTGGCGGTGCAAACGCAATTATTCCTGCCGCTCAGCAGGCTACACTAATCTGTGATTCCGTAAATCTTGTAAATGCCAATACCTTTCAGGCGGGTAATACATCAATAAGCCTTTCCAATGGAACTGTAGGCGCTCCAGCATTGAACTTTGGTAGCGAAGCTTCGACTGGCGTATATCGTAGTGGCGCTGGTAAATTCAATGTCAGCGTTCTTGGCGTTAATGTTTTGACGGTTGAAGCTGCCGGGATTGATGTTACTGGAGTAGGCAACTTCACCAGTGGCGTATCTGGAGGCACGTTTACGTGACCGAAAAAGTATTATCGATTGATACCAAGCCCGGCATTCAACGGGACGGGACCATACTCGACAAGCAGTTTTACAACGATGGCGAGTGGGTGAGGTTTCAGCGCGGGCGTCCGAGGAAGATCGGCGGATACCGCGAGATGAGCAATCAATTCGACGGATACTCCAGAGGAATTTTCGTTGAGTCCGAGGATGGATACAACAGAATTTTCAACGGGTATAACAACGGTCTTCAAAGGTTTCTTTGCGACAACAACGGCATTGGCTCCGGCATCACTGAATATCGGTTTGGTGGTCCAATTCTTACGACATCCGGCCTTGTTGGCGGATCGTCTTATACGAACGGCACCTATACCAGTGTCACGTTGACTGGTGGCAGTGGGTTCAGTGCGTTAGCTACGATAACTGTTGCAGGCGCTGTAGTGACCGCAGTCACCATAACGACCCAAGGCAACGGGTATATCGTTGGCGATATCCTCTCTGCTGCTGCTGCAAGTATCGGCGGGACTGGCTCTGGATTCAGCGTTACGGTTGCAACTGTAAATTCTAATTTCATCCAAAGCGATAAGAACCTGTGGCAATTTGACGGATTCTTTGACTCTACCGGTGGAAACAATAACTTGCTTCTTGCGCATCCGGGTCAGAACCTTGTCCAGATCGACGGGACAACTGCCACAGTAATTCTTGCCGGTGATCCTGCTGGCGATATTGTCTATCCTCTGCGCGACTCACAAGGCACTTCTCCGACAAATGATTACATTTCAGTCTCTGGTGGTTTTGTGTCACTTCATCCATATGTTTTTGCGTTTGGAGATAATGGCCTTATCAAGAATTGTTCAGCAGGCAATGTATTCGATTGGAACAGTCCTGACGCGAATGAAGTAAACATATCAAGCCAAAAGATTGTAAAGGGTCTTCCTGTTCGCGGCGGATCAAACTCTCCTTCTGGTCTTTTCTGGTCTTTGGACTCTTTGATCCGTGTGAGCTACGCACCGACCACTATTGGTGAAGATACAATTTTTTGGCGTTACGACATCATCGGCGGGACTTCTGTCCTGTCTAGCCAGTGCATCATTGAGTATGACGGCATCTATTACTGGATTGGCGTTGATAGGTTCTTGCTATACAACGGCACGATCAAAGAGGTGCCGAACACGATGAACCAGAACTGGTTCTTCGACAACCTTAACTACTCGCAGCGTGAGAAGGTGTGGGCTACAAAGGTCCCGCGCTTCGGTGAAATATGGTGGTTCTATCCGAGGGGTGATTCGGAAGAATGCAATGACGCGATCATCTACAACATTCGTGAGCAGACATGGTATGACGCTGGCGAGGCGCTTGGATCGCGCAGGACTGCTGGATACTTCTCTCAGGTATTTGCCTTCCCTATTATGGCTGGAGAGGATTTAACTGAGCAGGATGTTGTTTTGACTCAGAACATAACGACGCTGAATACCAGCAACGTCGTTGTCACATCGATCAGTTCGCAGCTTCAGACTCAGCAGTTGGTTATTGCTACCGGCGTCCCTGACGACACTGAAATTGCTGATATTCAGCCTTGCTCTGCTGTGTTTACCGGAACGATTGCCGGAACAACTTTGACCGTATCTGCGGTGACGTCAGGGACGATAAAAGTCAATCAAGACATCTCTGGGACTGGCATAACAGCAAACACGACGATCACCGCCTATGGCACTGGAACTGGTGGCGTTGGAACGTATACGCTTGATACCAGTCAGACGGTAGCGGCTCCTGTCACGATCAACAGCTTGTATGCCGGTTTCTACAATATTTTGCTGTCTGCTGCCTGCACGGCGAGTGCTACGGTGTCTGCCAGTTTTGAAACTCAGCCGAACAAGATCAGCCTCTGGCAGCATGAGATTGGCGTAAACAAGATTCAGGGGCAGGTTGAAAGCGCAATCTATAGCTCATTTGAAACAAATGACCTTGGCCTTGTTACGGGAGGTCCTACGCAGCCTTCCCCGGTAGGTCAGAACAACTGGCTAAGACTTGAGAGAATTGAGCCTGACTTCATCATGGAAGGGGAGATGTCTCTATATGTTACAGGACGCCCTTACGCTCAGTCCGAGGACAAGGTTTCCGATCCGTATGTATTTGACTCGACCACGGACAAGATTGACATGAAGGAGCAGCGTCGGCAGCTTCGCTTGATTTTCGTAAGCAATGAGCAGGGCGGCAATTATCAGCTTGGTAACTTGCTTTTGAGCGCAGACGTTGGCGACGTAAGGGGTTACTGATGGACGACCAGCTTCCACTTATCTACGATCCGAGATACCAGACTTGGGATAATTGGTCTAGTCTTATGGTTGAAGCTTATGCGGGCCAGCAACTGCAGATTGGAGTCCCTGAAGATCAGTGGAAGGATTGGGCGTCAGGTCTTATGGCGATTGACGTATTTCAAAATGACGCTATGCCGAACCCTGCTTTGTATGAGGATTGGCAGGGCTGGGCGACCGCCATGATTGGCGCGATAAGTCCGAGGAATTAATATGGCTCTTAATGATCAGCGTGTTTCTTACTCTGGTAAGGCATTAAATCTAATTACTCCTGAATCTATTGGATGGGCGAATGTTGGTGTTCAGGGTGGCGGCGGCATTCAATATGGCACTGATAGCGATGGAGGTGGCGGCTATTTAAGGTATTTTGCTCCTAATGGATTGATGCCGTTCTTGTCTGAACAAAATGGCGTATTGGGATACAACAGCGGTAGTGAAGATGATAGTGAATTTACTATTCTGCGTGATACATCTGGAAATCCGATAACAAAAAAATCTATTGGTCTTAATATTGGTAATGATCAAGATTATGGATTTAGTTCTTATCAAGACGCAAAAAATACTTATTCGTCTGGTTATGTGCCTTGGAACATCGATAATGTTTACGAGGGTCTTTCCAATCGTCAGCACTTTAACCTGAATGCGCTGTGGGGTGGAACTCAGTATGCGCAAGGTCGCGTTACTGATTGGTCGCACCTTGATCCCACTCAATACCAAGCAAACTACATTGCTGCGAATACTCGTAACGAGCTTTGGAATGAGTATGACAAGCTTGCTGCAGAGGGTAAGCGTCCAGCGAAGAATCCCGATGAAGTAGCTCTTGATTTTTACGTCAAGAACGTAGGTCCTAACGGCAATACATTCGGCTACGGACCGGGCGCAAATACCGCTTTAATCACTGAGGCTGTAAAGCATCAATTCCTGAATAGTCCGGACGTAATTCAAGCGCGAGGAACAACATACCAGACGCCTCAGGCGAAGATGGCTGACATTGATGCGTTTGGAACTGCGCATCAAGCAGGTGTCCCGACTTGGCAAACATTTGAGCAGCAAGGCTATAGCAGCGGATTTAACCTTGGCTCCCTGATTCCGATGATCATCGGCGGCATGGCGCTTGGCCCTATGGCTGGCGCATTCGGTGGTGGCCTTGCTGGTAATGCGTTGGCTGGCGCTTTGATCGGCGGCACGACCGCAGAGATTGGCGGTGGCGACTTTTTGAAGGGTGCGCTGACTGGTGGCGTCGGCGCAGGATTAACTGGAGGGCTTTCTGGGATTTCATCAGAGGTTGCGCAGGCGCTTGAAGTTCCAAAATCTGTTGCAGATGCCATAACAAAAGCTGCTGCAACGGCAGTTAGGGTCGGCGCTTCCGGTGGCGATGTCGAGCAGGCGATCATCGGTAGCCTTGTGAATTCTGGCGTCGGTGGCGCTGTATCTGGCGGTCTTTCTGACTCAGGAATTTCTCCTGACATTGTTAAATCAATAACAAGCATTGCCACACCTGTGATATCGACAGCAATTCAGGGTGGTGATGTTGAAACTGCGTTGGCAAATTCGCTGCTAAAAAACGGCGTGTCTTTGGCAACTAATCTTTTATCTGATCCGAACTCAAGGGACGTTGAAGCTCAGGCTGGCGGATATTACGGTGGAGCAGCACCGACTACCATAGCTCCTCCCGTTGTAGCTGGTAACGACTTGTCGCCGCTTCAATATGCCGACACATCTAATGTAGGCGGGACCAGAATTGATGTTGCAGGCTCTCCTTTTTATCAGGGAATGGAAGGCTCTGAAACAATTCAGGCACCAAAGGGAATGCGTCTTGCCACCTACGATGAGGCTAACCAAGGTGGTATTGAGGCAACAACACTTCCTGATGGAACTATGGCATTCATGGTTCCGGATGAATCGCCACCGCCTACTTCTACAGAAGCCCCTGTTATTACTCCTGAGGTTCAAGAAAATACTCAATCTCCTGAGTCTCTTTTTGTCGATGAAGCAATAAACAATATTGTTAATCCTCCGACAGAACCGCCAGTTGGGGGGCAAACGCAAAATTTTTTGCCTCCGCTAGATGCAGTCAACAACACTCCGGATCAGTCAATGTTAAACGACCAGATATCCAACTTGACTGCTTTACAGCAGCAAGAAATAAGTGATCGAATTGCTCAAGGTGAATCTTTGGAGCAAGCTATTGCCAATGTTCAAACAGGACTTACCGATCAACTTACTGGCGTTCAAACAGGACTTACGAATCAATTCCAAACTGGACTTGAAAATCTTGGTTCCCAATTTTCTAATGAATTGACTGGAGTTCAGCAAAGCTTTCAGACGCAATTTGATCAATTAAGCGACGCACAAAAAGATCAGGCGTTGGCTCTATTGAGCCAAGGGCAGTCACTTGAGAGTGCCATAAGTAGCGTTCAAGCAGGTTTGACTGAGCAGATTGGTGACGTTAGAACAGGCTTGACTGATAAAATCACAGGTCTTGAAAGTAATTTCCAAGCTCAGTTTGATCAATTGAACGACGCTCAAAAAGATCAAGCTCTTGCGTTAGTTAGTCAGGGTCAGTCACTTGAAAGTGCTATTGACAGTGTTAAGACAGAACTGACCGGTCAACTTCAAACAGGAATTAATGATTTAGATACAAAAATTAATTCTTATATTCAATCAGGTATTGACAGAGATACTGCGACTCAATTAGCAATTGATGATCTTAGCAATGATTTCACTCAGTCTAATGAAGATATCAATCGTCAACTGACGGAACTTGGACTAAATACTAATCAAGCAATTAGTGACGTTCGAACAGGTTTGACTGATCAGATTGGTGACGTTCGAACAGGTTTGACTGAGCAAATTGGTGACGTTAGAACGGGGCTTACCAATCAATTGACTGGAGTTCAGGAAAGCTTTCAGACTCAATTTGACCAATTAAGTGACGCACAAAAAGATCAGGCATTGGCTTTATTGAGCCAAGGTAAAACGCTTGAGCAAGCTATTAGTGACGTTCAGACTGGCTTGACTGAGCAGTTTCAAACAGGAATTAATGAACTAGATACAAAAATTAATTCTTATATTCAGTCAGGAATTGATAGAGACACTGCTACTCAATTAGCAATCGATGACTTGAGTGAAGATGTCACTAAGTCAAATGAAGACATTAATCGTCAACTGACGGAACTTGGACTAAATACTAATCAAGCTATTAGTGACGTTCGAACAGGTTTGACTGAGCAAATTGGTGACGTTAGAACGGGGCTTACCAATCAATTGACTGGAGTTCAGGAAAGCTTTCAGTCTCAATTTGACCAATTAAGCGACACTCAAAAAGATCAGGCATTGGCTCTATTGAGCCAAGGTAAAACTCTTGAGCAGGCTATTAGTGACGTCCAGACAGGTTTGACTGAGCAGTTTCAAACCGGCATCAATTCTCTTGAAACAAACGTGAATGCCTATATGCAGTCTGGTATCGATAGAGATACCGCATTGCAATTGGCGATTGATGATCTTAGCAATGATTTCACTCAGTCTAATGAAGACATCAACCGTCAACTGTCAGAACTTGGTCTTGATACCGGCACTCAGTTTGAAGATGTTAATACTCAAATTAATGCTCTTCAAACAAACATCAATGCCTACATGCAGTCAGGGCTTGACAGAGATACAGCGACGAGAATGGCAATCGATGACTTGAGTGAAGATGTCACTCAGTCCAATGAAGACATTAACCGTCAACTGACTGAGCTTGGTCTTGATACCGGAACTCAGTTTGAAGAGGTCGGCAATCAAATAAGTAATTTGGGCGGGACCGTTTCCGGTTTACTTGGAAGTGTTTCAGGTTTGGGTGGGACCGTTTCCGGTTTACTTGGAAGTGTTTCTAATTTGGGCGGAACTGTTTCAGGACTTTCGCAAAATGTTGCGACTGGACAGGCTGAAACTCAGAGGCAACTTGAAGGCATAAATTACCAAAACACGATGGAAAAGCTTGGAAAAATTTTAGCCGAGCCTAATCAGAAATATGACAGTCCTTTAAAGTCTTATCTCCAGCCGAGTTTTGTTAATTCAGGTCAGGCTCAGCCGTCTCAGGAAAAAGACTACTCTCAGATTATTGGTGAGCTTGCTTCGGTCCTCGGTAAGCGCGGCTACAAGGTCGGCGGCGAGGTTCATGCCGAACACAATCCTGTAGAGTTCATTCCCGGCCCTGAGGATCGATACTACGCTCGCCACATGAAGAGAGGCTTTGCGGTGAATGGTCCGGGGACGGGTCAGTCGGACGACATTCCTACGATGCTTGCAGACGGCGAATACGTGATCGACGCGGATACGGTTGCCGCCCTTGGGGATGGCTCTTCCAAGGCTGGCGCAGAGATTTTGGACAAGTTTCGTGAAAATATTCGGGCGCATAAAAGATCAGCGCCTACTGATAAAATACCCCCGAAGGCCAAAAGCCCTTTGGAATACCTGAAAATGGCGCAAAAGCCGAAAGGAAGTAAAAATGGCTAGTTTCACTCAAGGCGATCCGATGCCGGATGTTCAGACGACGCAGACCACTGCGACGACTGCTCCGGAATGGTATAACAACTATCAAAGTCTGCTTGCCAGTGGTGCGATGAATGCCGTCGATACCGGTGGTGTTGCTGGCTTTAGCCCCCTGCAGACTCAGAATTTTGCCAATGCGCCTACAGCCATTCAGGCGGGTCAACCTGCATTGGCTCAGGCGACGCAGACCGCTACGAACGTGGCGACTCAGCCGTTCATGCAGAACATCGATCAATACATGAACCCCTACACGCAGCGGGTCATCAGTGAGATTGGTCGAACTGGCCTTCAGAACTTCCAGAATAGGCTGGCTCCTGCAGCGACTGCCGGTGCGGTAGGATCGGGTCAGTTCGGATCGAAGCGAGGCATGCAGGTCTACGGCAACGTGGCGCGTGAATCCGCGCTCGATACCAGTGGCCTTCAGGCTAAGTATCTGGCGCAAGGCTTTGACGCTGCAACGGCTGCAGCGAAGGCGCAGGCTGAGCTTAATCTCAATGCATCAAAGACGCTTGGCGAACTCAGTGGCCGCGCTTATGAGCAAGGTGTGGGTGGCCTTGATGTGATGTCTAAGCTTGGCGCTCAACAGCAGGCGCAGGAGCAGGCGCAGCTTGATTACCCGATGAGCGCACTGACGAAGGCTTCGAACGTGATGAGAGGAATTCAGGTGCCGACATCTCAAACTCAGACGTTCAAGGGTCCGATGCCGGGGGCGTATCAGCAGTCCGGTCTTTCTCAGTTGCTTCAAGTTCTTTCTACCGCTGGCCTTCTTGCAAGTCCTACGGGTAGGGATGGAACCGGTCCTTCTGCTGGTGGCAACTTATATCAGGGACTCCTTGATATTATTAGAGGAAGAAACCCTGATTTTCCACCATTACGTCCCGCCCCTAATGTCCCGCCATTACCAGCCCCTCCCAGCGGGACTACTGGTGGAGACACTACCGGTGGTGGCTCCAGTCCAATTATTGATGACGTCTCCAATCCAATTTATGATATTGGTGATGATCTCTCTGATCTTGTAAATGAAATCTATGATTACTGAGAAAAATTATGGCCGATAAAAATCAAGGTGGTCTTGATGCGTTAGTTTCAAATCCAATTTATGATATTGGATATGATCCTCAAGGGTCGCCGCCTCCTCCTCTGGGACAACCATCTCCGGAGCAGATGGTCACGAAGGAGGCTATGGACCCTCTGACTAAGGCAAGAATTGAATACGATGAGCAAAGGCGCGAAGTTAATGCAATTAGCAGACGGCTTATTGAAAGTCTTGAGGCGCGTATCTCCGGCCCTCAGGACCTCTTCATGGCCTTGGCGCAGGGCTTTGGCGCACCTACTCGCGGCGGCAGTTTTGGTGAGTCTCTGAGCAATGCGTTGGGTGGGGTAAGTGCTGTCCAGAAAGAGCGTCGCGGAATTGAGACTGATCTTGCAAAGATGAAGCTTGATCTTAATTTAAAAGAGCTTGAGCAAAGCAAAGATAACATGCTCAGGGGTGCGATCAGCCAGTTAAGAGGGCAAGGCAGTTCGGGTGGTCAAGGCGGTATGAATCTGTCCCCGCAGGCTCTTCAAATGCTTGACATAGCATCTGTCCTTGATCCGAAGTCAGCAATAACTAATTTGCTTAAATTCCAGCTTGACGAGTCAAAGAGTGCTGAAGCTACTAAGGCTTTAAACGCTTACATTTCAATGCTTCCTCCTGAGCAGCAAGCCGGTGCAAGAGCGTTTGCCGCACGTTCGAACATCTACGGCAGGGAGACAGATATAGTTGCTGCAGAAAAAACCATTCGTGAATTGGTTGCTGATGAACGAATTAGTCCGGAAGAAGGTAATGCAAGAATAGCAAGCCTCCGTGGTCAAGGCGCTCCTTCTGCCGCATCATCCGCGCCTTCAACTCCTGCAAATCTACCTTCTGCAAATTTAAAAGGCGATCCGCGAAATATTTTTGCTCAAATTGATCAGCATCCAGACCCTAAGATACGTGAAGAAATGAGGCAGGCTTATATTCGCCAATTGTCTGAACAGAAATCTACTCAACAGGCTGTTCAAGAAAAACCTTTTACAGCCAAGACTACAACTCAAATTGCTGCAGAAAGGGCCTCCGCAGAAACAAAAGCTAGAACTGATGTTGAAACAGCGGCGACTAATGAAAGAGAAAACAATAAAATTGTTAGCAACATTCCGAATGTTATTAAAGATGCAGATAAAAATATATCTATTGCAAAGAGACTAGAAGATTATGTAACTAAAAATCCTGAGGCAATAGGTCTTATGCGTCAAGAATTTGTTGGAAAAACTATTGCAAATTATCTTAATGAAGGATTTCATCTTGGTAATTGGAGGGCAAGACTTCCAATAGAAGAGGTTGTTGAAAAAAATCTGCCTAAAGAACAGCAATTAGTTATTCAAAATGTCAGATCAATGTTAATGGAAATGTCTCTTGAGCAGGCCTCAAAATTAAAGGGGTCTGTATCTAATTATGAAGATCAAATGGTTCAAGCGGTAAGAGGTAACGAAAAAAATTCTCCTGAATTTTTGGCTTATACCGCTAGAAAACTTAGACTTCAGAATGAATACGATAAAATGATTGCTTCTGCGTTCTACGAAGAACATCAAAAAAATCCAAAATTACTTTATAAAGATTTTGCGATGTCTGATAGTGCAAAAAAATTGCAAAAACAGTTTGAGTTTGCCGTTGAATCTGCCGCCCAAAAATCATTGGGAGCCATGAAAAAATGAGCGACATTCAAGAAGACTTATCTGTAAATAATCCATTTTTTGCTGAAAATGAAAGCAAGGAAGAGGATTTGTCAAAAGATAATCCATTCCTTTCGGATGAATTTAATCTTCCGCAATCTAGTGGAAAGACGGGATCAATGCGGTCTGTTTTTGATAAAGTTACTTATCCAATTTTAGGTGCTGGCGCTGGTTTGGCTGCAGGAATTGGAGAAAAACGTCTTCCCAAGAAAGAGTCAATTTCTTCTGTTATCAATGAAATAAATAATCTTCGCGCAGCAGGAAAAATTCAAGAGGCTTCACTTCTTGCCCAAATTAAATTGGGAGGTGGTATAAAAGAATCTAGCGTTCAAGATATTTTTGATTTATATCAAAGAGCTTCCGGCCCTAAAATTGAAGGTGATTCTGGCGTAAAAAATTGGATGAAGGCTGAGGCCGGTCAAAAACATCAACTTCCTGAAGCAGTTCTTGATATTGCAACAGATAAAACAAAAGAATCTCCAACTGGCGGTAAGGGCTTAATTGAAAAAGATATAAAAAATATAAAAATAATTGGCAATCTTGGTTATGGTGATTACAAATTAACGGATGCCAAGCCCGGACAAATAATGATTCCGTCAAAAGTTGCGGATGAACTTTCATCTTCAAAAGCTGCGACCACACAAACAACTGAAATTAATTTTTCAAAAAAAATTCAAGAAATTGAAGATTTAATTTCTAAGGGCAAGAAGTCTGAGGCAATTAGTAGGCTGTCTAGTTTATTTGGTGGTGGTCCAATCACTGGCGCGATCATGGGTGGACTTGGTGGCCTTCAAGTTGCTGAAGCCGCTCGCGCAGCAAAAGAGGGAGATATTCCAACCGCTGCAATTCAAGGTGTTGGTGGACTAGGGTCGCTTGCGACATTGATACCAAAAGCATTGCCAAGACTTATTGGCGGTGGTGCTGCGGCTGCATCAATTCCTGCTCAATTTTTATATGAGGCGATTAAAGGTATTCCCAAGGAGAGAATGGAAAACGTCTCCGCAAGGAAAAGATTTGAAGCTTTGCCTGTGCAACCTTCTAAGCAGGAAATTATGGCCGCAAGATATGCTGGTCCAGCCATTAGTGCAATGAATTTAAGTGTTCCACAACAAACTCAAATTGCTGGTGGCCTACGCCAAATTCAATAATTTATTTATTTGATTTTGACAGCAACGAGCAGACAGGGACTTGGCTTTCGGCCTTGATCTTCGCCTCATAGACCGCAATCAGCTTCGACGCAAACTCGCGCAGGTCGATGTCTCTGTCTGGGTATAGACCGTTCGGGTCCCTGTTTTCGCAGTAGAAGTAAACCTGCTTTACGAGGTCTTCAAATTCATTCTTTGTCATGAGTTTCCTCCGGTGTAGGCAAGTAGTCTGTGGTCCGGATGCTTTGCGTCGATGCCCGCCAAGAATCCCTTTTCGAACGCATCTTTCTGGACTAAGGCAATGAGCTTCCCAAGGGAGGTCCCGTAGGTCTTCAGTCCGTGGTCGTAGTCTTGTGAGTTATCGAAGACTTCATTCCAGTCGATCACAAGGTCGCCCTTCTCGTTTACTTCAGCCCATTCAATCATGACTTTTCCTTTTAAAATTTCCCACACCTTCGCCGGGAGCGTTCTGCCTGTCGATGCAGACTTGGCACTTCCATAAATTGCGCTTGATCCTAGTCATCGGGACAAGCTTCACGGCTTCCCGGCGTTGACAGCTTTGGCATAACTTGCCGGTCATAGAGTCCTGACAATCGCGGAATAGCAGCGATATGCGTTGACCGGATCAGCGACAGCCCACTTCCAAGCGGCGGCATGCTCTTCCTTGGATAGCTTGAAGTGTTTTGAGACTTTCTGGAATTTAGCCTGCAGTTGCTGACGGTAAATCATCATTTTTCAGGTCCTCATGAGTATCGATCAGGTCTTGCGGCGGCGTGGGATGCCAAGTGTTTAGGGCGCGATTAAAGAGCTTGATCATCTTTTCCTTGTCAGACTCCTGAAACGTGATTGCATACACGCCATTCATTTTGATCAGTCCGACCATTTTATCCCCTTTGAAGTCCGGTTTTGGCATACCAAAAATCAAGCAGTCCGCAGAACATCTTCCAGCCTCGCTGCAGGTCTTCTTCCGACCATTCTACAATATGCACCAGTCCCGGCTTCGTGACGCTGACGAAGACGTTTGCGCACCGTGCCGAAGGTAGGTCGATGCCCATGCGATAGGCCGCAAGCTGCATCAAATGCTCGTCATAGCCTTTGGGGAGGTTGTCCGGACCGAACTCCTTCGACTTGATATCGATCACGCCTCCGGGTCCGCACAGGTCCAGCTTGCCACCGAATCCAAGCTTGGTAGCGAACGACTTCTCCGGTATCCATTGGTGATGGCCGAAGTGGGAATCCATAGAAATCCTCACACCTTCAATATGGCCGAAATACTCGCCAGAAACCAGCGCCCCGGCGTAATGCCCTTCGACTGCAGCGTGGAGTGCTGTGCCGCGTTCTGAGGCTTTCTTGGCGGTTTCCTTGCTGTCCTTCATAATCCGGTCGAGGTAATCCTCCTCGGACTCGCCTTGGATCAACGGCAGGGTCAGGGCGGCGTGGAGAACCTGCTGCTGTTTCCATGCGTCAAGGCCCGGAGAAGCGGCCTGCCTGATGATCGTGGTCACGGATGGCACCAGACCCATCTTGCGGGCGTCCCGAAGCGTTGTAGGCCGCATGGTGCCTTTCTGGGACATCACTTCGTAGGCTGGATATCCGTCCTTGGTATACCAATGCTGAGATTCTGCAGCATGCACAGGCTTTGATGTCATTAGCGTCATGTTAATCTTTTGCCGGTCGAAGTGATTTGAGAAACTCAACCTCAAGAACGGCGCACATCACCGTCTCATCGTCAGTTGCCTTGGCTCCGTATGTGCAAAAGGTTTTATCTCGCTTCTTTACCGACATTGACCAGTCCTGATACGGAGTATTTATGCAATATTTTTTTCCCGTTGCCTCGTAAACAGGGCATTTTTCTCCGTTATCTCTTTGGCAGTAATCAAATCTGCTGGAAATAAATCTTTTGCATAAAGAGCAATTGTCAGTTGCTTTGTCTGATTTAGTTCCTTCAGCAATCTTTTCCCATTTTTTGATGCTTCCTTCCAATGCTTTTCTCGTAGCAGGTTTCATTTTTAGTCCCCTTTGTCTGTTCCCGGTTCGTATTCAAAATAAGGACAGAGCTTCACGGCAAAACGAGGGAACCGGCTGCAAACCAGCCCCCTCTGATGCCATTTGCTCCATCGGCAGTTGAAGCAAGTCATTGATTAGAAAGGAATATCGTCATCGTCTTCAAAGCTATTGCCAGAGGACTTTTTGCTGCCCTGAGGCTTATGCTCGCCGTTCTTCATCTGCCATTCCGGCGAAGACATGATCTGATCTTTGATGTAGTCGGTGAACGACTCAAAGACCTCCATGTTCGGCTCATCGATGTCGAACATGACCTCAGGGTTTACACCCTCAGGCAGACCGGCTTTCTTGATGGCCGAAGGGACGCCGGAGACTCCGGTGATGTTGGCGTAGGTCTTGCCATCACGATCCTCATGGCTGATGTTGATCATGCACCATGCGCCAATGATGTTCTTCAGGCTGAAGCCCATCAGTTCATCGTTGGTGAACTGCTTGCCGCGCCATGCAACCAAGAACGCACGGAGAGCAGCCTTGTCGGCCAGCGACGGCGTGAACTTGCGCGAGACAACCAGCGGGCGACCGTCTTCAGTCAGGAGCGGATTACCTTCGGCATCATCGCCATGAAGCTCCCAGCCGATGATGATCTTTTTCATCGCCTTCTCGGTCCCCTTCCAGACGACTTTCTGGGTGCCGAGGTCGATGATCCGGTAGCATCGTGCGAGATGGCTACCTGCGGGCGCGGGTTTGAAATCCCCGCCAGTGTTAGCTACGGTTAAGCTCATTTTCAGTTTTCCTTTTCAGTCCACATTCAAAGTAGATAATTTCCCAATCCTCTTGCGAGGCTTGGCTCGTCTCGGCGCGAAGTAGCGCCTCCTGCAGTTGCTGCTCACGTTCAAGCATCAGTTGATGATGCCAAGCGTCCATCATGCACCGCCCTTCTTTTTCTTCTTTGCCGCCTTCTCTGCCAAGACATGCTGGCGAACCGCCATGTCGTAACAGGCCGCGAGGGTGGTGTAAAACGTCTTGCGGGTCCTCTCGGCCCGAAAGCCAATCACATCACCCGGCTCAAGGGTCACGATAAACCGTCTGCCCCTGTGTGATCCGACCGACTTGCGCTTCACTGCTTTGTTCAACATCGTAGTCATTGCTACTCCTTTCCTCTCGCCGTTATTGGCAGTTGCGAATATACGCCAACACGGATATGATGTCAACACCTTAAAACAACCGGAGTCAAAAAGTGCGCATCACCCCTAGCAAAATCATCGACACTTTGGGCGGGACGGCAAACACTGCCACCTTGGCCGACTGTGCGTGGTCTACCGTCAGCGACTGGCGGAAGATGAAGCGGATTCCTGATGGAAAGCTGGTGCTGCTGGCCTACCCGATGGAAGTAACAACTAGCGGCAAGATTGGCCGCAAAGAACTATTCCCGAAAACATGGGCGCAGATTTGGCCCGAACTGAGAGACGAAAAATGAAATATCAACAGCATCCTCTGAGTGCGTCATGGTCCGCGATGGACGAAGAGTCTTTCAAGGCTCTGATTGATGACATCGACGCGAATGGCGTCCGCAATCCGATTGTCCTGTATGAAGGCAAGATTCTTGACGGCTGGCACCGCTATCGCGCCTGCGCAGAACTGAACGTCAAAAAGCCTCCGATGATCGAGTATGACGGCGGCGATCCTGCAGGCTTTGTGCTGTCAATGAACCTGCACCGCCGTCATGGATCACAGAGTCAGGTAGCCTTTGCTATTGCGAAGATGGCGGATTGGGTTGAAGCATCAGGACGCCCATCAGTAAGCGTTGCTTCCGCCCTGAAGATGTCAGTCATGAAGGCTGCTGCAATTGCCGGTGTATCCGCGAGGACGATGACTGACGCGAAGGCCGCAACCACTGCAGTCCCTGAGATTCAAAATGCAGTCATGAAGGGCGAGATGCCGGTATCAAAGGCCGCTAAGCTTGCCAAGCAGTCTCCGGATAAGCAGCGCGAGGCCGTGAATAAGCCTGAACCCAAGGCACCAGTAAAGCGCGAGGAGACTGTCCCCCTGTCGCAATACACCAAGCTGCAGAAGGAATACGAGGAGCTTTCGCAGAACTACCATGCCCTGTCGGTTGAGCTTTCTGCCTGCGAGGCTGTCAGAAACGGTGTGCAGGTTGCCGAATTTAAGAAGCTGCACGATCAGATCATGTCCCTGACGCAATCGCGGGACGAGTGGCAAAACAAGTGCGCCGAGCAGACCAGACAGTTAAATTATCTTTCCAACAAAATGAAGAAATCTGAGAAGTAGCATCGTTGATTTATAAGGTTTTTTTGATATTTAATTACGCAATTTTGCGTAATTATCTGATTAGATTTTTAATCGTGGAGAAAATGAGTGATTATTGATTTGAGGGACTATCAAGAGAAGAGCGTAGAGGATTTGAGGGAAGGGTTTCGTGGGGGTCATCAGTCACAGATTTTGGTGGCTCCGACAGGCAGCGGTAAGACGGTAACGGCGTCTCACTTGCTTGGTGAAGCTCAGAAAAAATCTTCACGCGCATTCTTTGTGTGCGACCGAGTGGCACTGGTTGACCAGACTTCGACTACGCTGGACCGCTACGGCATTCAGCACGGCGTCATGCAGGCCGACCACTGGCGGGCGCGTCCGTGGGAGCATATTCAGGTTGTATCTGCGCAGACTCTGGCGCGGCGCAAGATCGAGGACATGCCGAAGCTTGTGCTTTGGGACGAGTGTCACACGCTGTATCAGAGCGTCCTGAATTTTGTCGAGGGAACTGACATCCGCGTCATCGGGCTGACGGCGACTCCATTCACGAAGGGCATGGACAAAATATTCACCAATGTCGTCAACAGCACGACGACCAATCGCCTGATCGAGCAGGGCTGGCTGGTGCCGTTGAAAGCCTATGCGGCAAAAGAGATTGACATGACCGGCGCTGAAGTGAAGTTCGACGGCGAGTGGAAGGACGCTGAGATGGAGAAGCGCGGCATCCAGATCGTCGGTGACGTTGTAGAAGAGTGGATGCAGAAGTCGTCGCAGTATTTCGGTGGACCGGCGAAGACCATTGCATTCTCTGCGACCGTCGCTCACGGTGAGGAGCTTTGCCGTCAGTTTCAGGCGCGAGGCTTTAACTTCCAGCAGATTAGCTACAAGGATGGGAATAATGATCGCCGCCGTGAACTGATCGAAGAGTTTCGCAAGGCTGATTCCGAGATTGTCGGGCTGATTTCCTGCGAGGCTCTGGCGAAGGGCTTTGACGTCACGGACATCAAGATTGGCATCGGTGCGCGTCCGTATCGCAAGTCTCTGTCGGGTCACATCCAGCAGCTAGGCCGTGTGATGCGTTCGCACCCCGGCAAGGAATTCGCTCTGTGGCTGGATCACGCGGGCAACATGCTGCGGTTTATGGATGACACGCAGACTGTATTTGAGAACGGTATTGCCGAACTTGACTCAGGTGCCTTGGATGCAAAGCTGCGCAAGGAAAAGACTCCCGAAGAGAAGAAGGACAGCAAGTGTCACTCCTGCGGGTTTATTCATACGCAGAAGATTTGCCCTGCATGCGGCGCTGAGCGTCCTGTCCGTCGCAGCACGGTCGAGGAGCGGGCCGGTCAACTGTCCGAACTCGACATGTGGATGAAGGCAAAGAACGACTGGCAGAAGGACAAGAAGCTGGTCTGGAAGGAAATTTGCCACATCGCTGCAGACATCAAAGGGGCTGACCGTTTCGGCGCTGAGAAGTTTGCCTTGGCTCAGTATCGGAACGTCTACGGGACTTGGCCTAGGTCCGCGTATCACATCGACACGAATGTTGTGCCGCGTGAGGTCGTCCGGAATAATGTCCGACGCATGTTGATTGCTTACCGGCACCGGGTAGCTAAGCAGAAATTCACTAAACTGGCGGATGGCTGACATGGACTTTTTACAACATGCATCAGCCTACGGGCTGAGCATCAATCACCTGATTTCAGATGGAAGGTGGCACCGGGTGCCGACCACGGACAAGCCTCGCAAGCGCAACGGGGCCTACCTGTTCGACGGCAGCAAGGGAGTCGTCCGGAATTGGGCGACGATGGAAGGCTACGCGACATGGCCTCCGAAGGGAGAGCGGATTGAAATTGTCGATCCCCTGAAGCTGCGGATGGAGCGGGAGAAGGCCGACAGGGAAGAGGCCGGAAGGCGTCACAGGGCCTCCATAATCGCTCAGAGCGCGGTCGGTAGGGCCAAGCCCTCAAATCACCCCTATCTTGAGCGCAAAGGCTTTCCTGACGCGATTGCGATGGTATTGGAGAACGAGTTGATCGTCCCGATGAGGAATTTCAAGACCAACAAGCTGACCAGCATCCAGCGGATCAACGGTCATGGGGAGAAGAAGTTTCTGGCCGGAGGCGAAACGAAGGGCGCGGTGTTTATCATGGGGAAGAAGCGGTATCCGGCAGTCAAAATCCTCTGCGAAGGCTACGCGACGGCGCTGTCCATCAAGGCTGCTGCCGACGCCATGCACAAGTCCTGCGAGGTGTGGGTATGCTTTTCGGCATCCAATCTGGTCTACGTGGCCGAGCGGATCGGTGGTGATCGGGTTGTGGTGGCCGACAATGATGCCTCAAGGACGGGCCAGAACGCCGCCAGATCGACGGGACTGCCTTGGTTGATGTCTCCGGTCGAGGGCGACGATTTCAACGACTATTACCAGCGGGAAGGGCTTTGGGCGGCGGTCAAGTTGCTGCGAGAGTTGATGTCAAATACGAAATGATTTCGTTTTTGGTCATAAGTGGTTGGTAGTTATTGCCCGATACTGCTTGACATTGGGTGATGCACGATTTAAGATTCACCTGCCTGTGAAAAAGACGGGTCGCTTCAGCGGTGGAGCGTAAAGCAATACGACGAAATCATACGCATTGGGTTTCGGTCTTGATGAGCGACTGCTCGTATTGCTTGCGCCCATCATCACCGCGACCTGAAACCCAAGCCGTATGATTTTTTCTTTTGAACGGGCCGATACGAGGTTTTATCGGTGTAGGGGAGGTAGAGAAGATGGCTCCAGTGCAAACTGTCCGGATCGCATCCCCGTTACGTTCTTACTCGTATTGGTCGTGCCGACAAGAAGGCTGCTGAACGGCAATCTGCGGAAGTTGGCTGAAGGTTCCCTAGATAACATCACAGGATAAAACTGACAGTCAATCGGGGGCAGACAGACTTGACGCATCAACGTCAAAATCCCCGATTTATGAAGAGATGATGCTCTCTCTTCTGGCGACAACAGCGACCGAACGACCGACGTTGGTGACGCCAAGACTCCCTAACTCATTTAATTATGGGTTGGGGATGTTTTGGCTCCTCTGCTCCCTTACTCCCTCGGTTGGTATAGGAAACCCTCATGAAATATCTATTTAATCAGAAGCGTAAGAATACTGCGGCGCACATCTGGATAGGCAATGACACTGCCTGCAAGATGTTTAGCACTGGCGGTTTTAAAGTTGGCAAGAAAGTTTTGCACGACAACCACGATGGCCGTCGAGTCTGCGCAATGTGCGAAATAAACTACGCAAAGCAAATAGTGGTATACGCAACAGCGAATACCTGATAAGGTGACGAGATGGATAATCAATCAGAAGAATACAGACACCGATGCGAAGTAAGACACCTAATCGCAGAAAGAATTCGACGCGGACCGGATGGGAAGGTGTGGCTGCAAGGCTATCTAGTAAAGCTACACCAGCCGCGAAGGCAGAATCTGGAGCGAGACATCCGCCAGCAGTGGACGGCGGGAAACAAGGGGCAGCGCGGCATGTGGAGCGTAGTCAGCTAGAAGTCCTGTTTGAGTCTCAGTTGAAGATGGTTGGGATCGGAGGCTACGTGACTGAGCATCGCTTCCATCCGGTGAGAAAGTGGCGATTTGACTTTGCATGGCTGGATCAGTCGATTGCGGTCGAGATTGAAGGTGGGACATGGAGCGGAGGGAGGCATACGAGAGGAAGCGGATTTGAGGCGGATTGTGAGAAATACAATGAAGCTGCAGCGATAGGTTGGACGGTGTTCCGGTTTACCGGGAAGATGGTCAAGAGTGGAAATGCAATACAACTACTGAGAGAGGTGATGAAATGAGTTTTGATATTGATCCGAATGACGCAGTGAATTACATCCTGAAGAACGCACCGAAGTATGCAAAGGCGCGAGCAGAACGAATTTATCTGGAAGAGTTTCGCAAGTCGAAGAAGGCGATCCTGTTCCGTGAGTCTCCGGAAAAGACCATAGCCGAGCGCGAGCATTGGGCATACGCGCACCCTGAGTATCAGGACCTGCTCAAAGGCATCCGAGAGGCTGTCGAGATTGAAGAGAAGCTTCGATGGGACATGATTGCCGCGCAGGCTCGTATCGAAATCTGGCGCAGCCAAGAGGCGACGAACCGCAACGTCGATAAGATGCTTAAATAAAAATCATGGAAAACAATTTTGATTGGCGCGGTGAGTGGGTAGGAATGCCTGAATTTGTCCAAGATGAAAAAAAACCGTTTGCAGCAATAAATATACGGTTCAGAAATCAAGAGGACTTGGAAAAGTTTGCAACATTGATTGGTCAAAAATTAACGCCAAAAACAAAAGCTATTTGGTTTCCAGAGTTAGAAAAGCGTCAACGTGGATTGTGGGTTGATTATGAATCCTAAACATCCTGTTTACATAGTCTCAAAAGGTCGGTGGGAGAGCAGGCTTACCGCAAAGGCGCTTGATGCGATGGGAGTTCCTTTCTTCATTGTTGTTGAGGGCCATGAGCTTGAGCAATATGCCTCAGTAATTCGCCGGAATAAGATCATGGTTTTGCCTGAAGAATACTTGAATCAATACGATACTTGCGATGATCTTGGCAGAACAAAAAGTGTGGGTCCCGGCGCAGCAAGGAATTTCTGCTGGGATCACGCAGTCGCATCTGGCGCTAAATGGCATTGGGTAATGGACGACAACCTCGATGCGTTTCACCGATTATACAAAAACACCAAAGACGAAGTTCGAACTGGCGCTACGCTTCGTGCAATGGAAGATTTTGTTGAGCGGTATGAAAACGTAGCAATAGCAGGTCCAAATTATTATTCGTTTGCAAAATCAACCGATGCATTGCCAGCATTCATTCTAAACACCCGCATATATTCATGTTTATTGATTAGAAATGATATTCCTTACAGATGGCGAGGCAGATATAACGAGGATACTGATCTTTCTTTGCGTGTATTAAAGGATGGATTGGTAACTGTTCAATTCAATGCGTTTTTGTGCGGCAAAGTTACTACGCAAAGAATGTCTGGTGGTAACACTAAAGACTTTTATTCTGCAGAAGGAACAATGCCAAAAAGCAAAATGCTTGCTGATTTGCATCCTGATGTAGCTCGCGTGGTTTGGCGATTTAATCGTTGGCATCATCATGTGAATTACAAGGTTTTCAAAAATGAATTGATCAGAAAACCTGAGGCGCATGTGCCTGCTGGCATTAACAATTACGGAATGGTTTATAGCAATCATGCTAATCCCTAAAGAAAAGCCCTATCGCAACGAGAAACTGCGCCGAGCGGTGGCAAGCCTTCCCTGCCAGAACTGCGGTCTGGAAGGCTCTACGCAGGCTTCCCACAGCAACCAGCTATCGGATGGCAGGGGCATAGGGCACAAGACTTCCGATTCAATGCTGGCCGCTCTATGCTGCGCCTGCCACTACCAGATCGACTACGGCAAGAGCATGACCCGCGAGGAGAAGCGGATCGTCTGGGACATGGCTCATCGAAGCACTATGCGAGAACTGATTGAGCGGGAGTTACTTGTTGTGGATACCAAGAAGCTCTAAACTAAGACTGCCGGTATACCCCTGCCGGTCTTCTCCCTCTTTCCCCCCGTTAATTCGGGGGTTTTTTTTGAAAAAATTGACCTAGGTCAAGAAAATAGTGTTGACAGGTGTTCGGAAAGGCGTATTATCACTCCCATACCGCATGGGGCGGTGAGTGAAAAGGAGAGTGAGATGAGCAGAGCAATCATTAAAGCAGCGATGGCAATTGATGAGCTTGCTTCTACGCTTAACAACATCAGCGAGGACGATCACAAGGCAATTGAGGATTACACCGATGCCGAGATTGTTCACGAAGCCAAATACGTTTTGTCCTGCTTCTACGAAGGCGGACACATGAACAACGATGCTCTGATTGGTGAAATGGAGCATGACGGATGCAACGCGGCATGGGCGCGGCGAGAGGTTAAAAAGCTCCGCACGTTTATTCGTAAATACGAAAAAGCTGCCGCTTAGGAGCCAACCATGAACCGCATCCAGCAGCAATCTAAACAGTTTAGGAGCTAATAATGAAAAGCGAAATCATTGAAGTCGATGGCAGCAAATGGCTGGTGACAGAGGCTGTATCGAAGGAAGAGGCTCTGAACGCTATTGCCTTTGCACGATGCACCGGAAGCCGTGGATCGAAGCACACGGCACAGAGCGATGACGGTGTTGTGCGTGTCTTGGCCGAGGTGAGCAAAATAACAGCATTCAAAGTAGAAAAAAAAGTTACTACTGTATAAAAAACCAGTTGTTTTTTGTTCTGAAAAGCGTATTATTTGAACTGTAGCAAGAACGCTACGAGATAAAAGGAGAAGACAAATGAAGACCGAACAAATTGATCGCCTTGGTGTGTTGCTGGCTCAACAGGATGCACTGGATGCTGAAATCAAAGCTCTGAAGGCGCAGGTAATCGACCTTGGTGATGGCAAGCATGACGGCGAACTGTTTCGCGCTAACGTGATCCTCGCCAATCGCAACACGGTTGACTGGAAAGCTGTTGCTGCTGAGTGCAACATTCCGGCTGAAGTCATCAGCAAAAACACTAAGGTCGCTGCCGTCATCACGGTGCGCGTCACCAGCAAGTAATCAACAGGGGCTTCGGCCCCGATTTAATGGAGAAGAATTATGTTTGACATGACATTCCACGGCGTCAAAATCAACCGTGTTGTAAAGAACAAAAACGAAGACGGCGCTGCAGGTCCGTATGTTCGCATGGAGATTGTGGATCGGCACGGCAGCGTTTCCGAACTCTGGTTTTTTATGGAAGACCAATCAGCATTCAACGAGATTAACGATGAAACTGAATCAGGCGATTAGACAGGCAATCAAGGACAGTGGGGAGCGGCGTAGTCTCTACTACGTTGTTTTCCACGATGGCGAGTATCACGCTTGCGATGAGGATGCATTGTATTTAATTTTCGATCAGTCGCAAGTAATCGGCAGTGCTGACAACGGAAAATGGGAGAGGACATGAAGAAATTGGAGAATGCTGTTCAGTATCTACGGAATCGAGGCATCTACATTCTTGATGCTGGCAACAAGTTTCTGCCGACTGACGCTGCGCATACGGACATTGCTGTGACGTTCGCACGGTATCGTCGGGAAGTCTTGGATCAACCGTTTCCTGCGGTGATGAGGAAGCGAAAATGAGACACAAACACGCAGACCTGATCCACGCATGGGCGGAGGGTGCGGAGATTGAGATTTATGATCTTTGCGTTGACCAGTGGAAACCAAGTCGTCATCCGACCTTTTACGCTGCTTGCAAATACCGCATCAAGCCCACGCCGAAGCCGGATGTGGTGCATCTGTATTACGTCGATGACGGAGAGCTAATTAAGTGCAAGAAAACAATTGGTCCTTGCGAAGACCCGCATGATCTACGAGTAACTTTCGACGGTGAAACCAAAAAACTTAAATCTGCGGAGGTGATTAAATGACGATTGACGAGCAGATTGAACTGCTGATAAAGAAATCAACGTCTGGAAATAGCGTAGCTGTTACGCGCATTCATCTGGAAAGCAAGGAATTCCGCGCCATCCTCGCCAGCCTTGAGCGCCTCAAGCGTATTGATGATGTGCAGGTGCCGGATGAACCTATTGAGTTGGTCGGCTACCGAGAAGCATTGAAAACAGGATGGAAGCCGTTTGGAGTTCCTGTGCTGGCTGTTTTTGCAAAACACATCGACACCCTGCGCGACCTGCTGAAAGAGGAAAAGGCAAACGGTGTTGCTTGGGAAAACACTAGCCAGCATTGGCAATCACGCGCCGAAGCAGCAGAAGCCACCATAGCCGCGATGCTGAAACTTGGCGAGGAGCCGAGCGAGGAAATGCGGAAAATCGCAGCGGGCATTTTAAACATATCCACTGTAAAAACTTGCGCTGACGGCATTGCTCTGTTTAGTGTGTTGTTCGCCAAACTTATCGAGCAAGCGGGGGTGAAGAAATGAGCGATCCGTTTCTTGATGGAATTATGCGACGCATGGAAGCGAGGAAAGAAATGAGCGATACACCGAGGACTGATGCAGAGCCAACCTACAAGACTGGAATAGCACAGACACGCACTGTAAATATTGACTTTGCGCGTCAGCTTGAACGCGAACTCGCAGAAAAGACGCGGCTGCTGGCGGAGGCGAGTAAGGATGCGGAACGGTATCGGTGGCTGCGTGAGTTTGGCACAAGAGCAAGGATATATGTTCCAGCTAACAGAGGAACGGAAATGGAAATTGCAAGCCTTGAAAAACTAGATTCCGCAATCGACTCCGCGATAAAGGAACTGAAATGACTGACGAGAAGATTAAGCCGGTGGCGTGGATGACTGATGACGGACGAGTGGCGATGAACAAAACACAAGAAGGTATGCCTAGCGCGGCAAAGATTAGCTATAACCTACCCCTCTACCCCGAATCCGCCCTCACCCAAGCGCGTGAAGAAGGAAGGCGGGAGGGGGTGCTGGAACTGCTTGTTTTCTTACAAACATATCCGCGCAGCGGAGGGTAAATGAAATTCACAGACACTCTTAAAGAGTTAGAAGCGAAGGCGACGGATGGGCCGTGGGGTGCTACTGAATGGCAAGACCCGCAATGGGCTGTTATTGGCCCCAATAGCGCATTTGAGTTCATTGTTACGACTTCGCAGGAAAACGATAAGCAAAACGCCGAGCTAATCGCTTTTTTCCGCAACCACGCCAAAGAAATAATCAATCTGGTGGTGGCGGCGGAGAACATGCGCGACTGCAAGGGCCGGTATCACACTGAACAGGCAACGACGCGAGTATTTGAAGCCCTCGCCGCGCTGAATAAGGAGCAATCTAATGGATGACGAAATTGACATAAAAGTAGAAATTGAATCCGCATACGAATGCTGGCGGCAAGTTTGGGATTTAGATCAAATGACGTTAAGGGATATTTACGAGGCTGCATTCTGTCATGGCTTTTACTGTGCTACGGAGAAAATGCAACCATCCGAGAAAGTCGTGGAGCAATCGTGAGTGAATACAAACAATATCGTCGCAAGAAAATAGCTGAACTTGCGGATTGGCACGAAGGCTTTGATATGACGAGGGTATCAATAAGCGTTGTCGATGCGGAGGCTGGCTCACCAAAGCTGGGCGACAAGATTGCAAGAAATCCGTTTAACCATGATGACAAGTGGCTGGTTGCCGCCGATTATTTCTCTGAAAATTTTGAGCCAATAAAGGATCAATCATGACCAGACTTGAATTCCTTCTGAAGACCTTCGCCACCAACACCGAGCAGATGCGGGGTATGCTGGACAATCAGCAGACGATAGTGGACACGCTGGTTGAGAAGAAGAAGTGGGTCTTTCTGACGGATGAAGAGATTGATGAATTACTGGATGGAATGTCCCTTGGCTGTTGTGCTAGAGATGTGCGAATTGTTCAAGAAAAACTGAAGGAGAAAAACAATGGTTGAAATGAATATGTCCCTTGGCCGATAAAAGGAGTTGAAGTTATGAAATTATTCATGAAGTCTTACTACGAAAAAGAAGCGCGAGAAGTAAAGCCTCCGATGGAGAACGAGTTTGTCTGCGTGTCATGCGCCGGTAAGCTTGGCGGAAAGATTTTTAGCTGGATAGACATGAAGTGGTCACACAACAAGTGCGACGTATGCGGCCACAAGACTGAGGTCGCACCACCTAAAGAATACATCTGGAGATAATCATGGATGAGAACGCACAGAATCGCGCCTGCACACGACTATTTGCATCAGTGATCCTTCAGGCTATCCGCGACGCATGCCTCCCCCCGGTAGATCGTGAGTCAAAGATGAAGCTGGAAGAGTTCGGTGGCAAGAATCAATCAGAGGTTGCTCTTGATGCGATTGAGTTCCTGTTCGGAGACAACAAGACCTTCGATCTATACATGGCGCTGCTCGACATGCATCCGGATCACTTTAGGTCCAAGCTGCTCGATGCGATGGAAGGTCAAGGCGACACAGGCTACTTCAACGTCACGATTGACGAGTCGCAGCGCAGAGTATTTCGATGGAATCATCTGCAGTATGTGAAGTTAATGGCTAACCGGCCCAAGGTTTTAAAAAACTTCCAAAAGGTCAAGATACTGCCTAAAAAAGAGGCAGTTATGATTCCTGTGTTCACGGAGTTAAACCAGCTTTCTCCGCCAATTTAAAACCTGTGCGCCTTTCCGTATGAATTTGAAATTAATTACGCAAAATTGCGTAATTAAATGCCAAAAAAGCCTTATAAATCAATGAAGGCACTTTCAAAAAATAGGGTGTTGACAGACATACGGCAAGGCGTATAATTGGCTCACATTCAACCGATGTGAGAGGAAAAGAGATGAAACTGTTCACCCGCGAAGGCCAAGAGTTCACCGGCACCGTCAACACGGACGAGAAAGGTCGTCTGACCTACACCAAGGCAATCACTTGCGACCGTTGCCATGTGATCAACGGACAGCGCCTGTGGATTATGGGGACAAACAACGGTAGACCCTACAGCCACACCGGCTTTGAATGCTGGACCTGCGGCAACACTGGCGTCCGTCGCCATGTCGAGGCAAAGCTCTACACGGCTGAGAAGCTGGCGCAGATCAACAAGGCTGCCGAGACTCGCGCCGCCCGCAAGGCCGAGGCCAGCCGGATCGCCTTTGAGAAAGCAGAAGTTGAACGCGCCGCCAAGCTGGTTGCCTTCCGCGCAGAGAACGCCGAGTTCCTGCGCAAGCTGGAAAGTCTGGACGGCGAGTTCTGGGTCGCATTCTGCAAAGACTTCCTGCGCCGCCTTATGGCCCCTACAGCGCGTCAGATCGGGCTGGTTGAGGGCGAGATAGCCAAGCGGGCGGCGAATGCAACCAGCGCCTTTGTGGGCAATGTAGGCGACAAGATCACAACGATGGTGAAGGTCGAGCGGATCATCGTCCTCCCGGACTACGGCTACGGCGTCAACTACATCACCCTGCTGCGGGACGAGGCCGGTAACGTGCTGGTCTACAAGGGCCTGTCCGACATCGGCCAGCAGGGCGAGGCTGTCATGCTGAAGGCTACGGTCAAGGCCCACGACATGCGGGACGGGGTATGCCAAACCACGATCCAGCGCCCGAAGATGCTGGAAGTTGCCTAATTTTCAGAAACTTGACCTAGGTCAAGAAAATAATGTTGACATGCATACGGAAAGGCGTATTATCTCAATCACTGCATGTGCAGTGAGATGAATAGAGGAGAAGAGAGATGAGCTACCTTCAAGAAGCCGTTCAAGAATACGCGCAAGAGCATGGCCGTGATAACCGTGATTGCGCTTGGATTCTCAGCCCCTTTGATACTTGGGAACGTAATCCGTTTTACGAAGGTCCAGAAGTCCGTCATCCTGAGGATGAAGATTTTGATGAAGATGACGGCGCTTATCTCCCCGGCGTCCCTTCCGAAGACGAAATCCCTTACTAATAAATCAGACGGGGGCTACGGCCCCCAATAGGAGAAGAGAGATGAACTACGCAAATCATATTGGCTGGAGCGACGTTGACCCTTACGAAGTGGTTCGCGTGATTAGCGAGAAGACCATCGAGATTAGAGAGATGGATGCCAAGCGGGACGACAGCGTGAAGCTGGAGTTTATTCCCGGAGGTTTCAGCGCCCACTGCAGCAACCAGAGTGATCAGAAGTGGTTTATCACCAGTAATCCAGAGAACCGCGTGATCCGCATCCGTCTTGGCAAGAAAGGTTGGAAGGATGCGCATGGTCGCAGGTTTGCTCTGAGCGACGAGCCGGTCAAGTTTTACGACTACAACTTCTAAAAACGACATGGGGCTTCGGCCCCTTCCTCTGGAAATCAACTTGGAGATGATCATGAATACATATGAAATCACGTTTTCTTTTGACCACGAAATTCACGGCAACACTGTTGGCAAGTTTCGCGTATCTGAGGATGCTCTGGACTCATATATGAATCGATTGAGGTCAGACGAAAGGATTGGCAGGGTATCTGACATTGCTGTGGAGCAACTGTGATGGAAGATAAACACACACCGGGACCGTGGCGGATAGTTCGATCAAGCAAATATACCGGCGACGCTGATGACACGGAAATAATGTCTGTCGAGGCGGCTAACGGACAGACCATGTTATTCACAGATAGCGGTTATTTTAAGCCGATGGAAGCAAACGCCCGCTTGATTGCCGCTGCACCGGAACTGTTAGGGGCGCTTGAGGCGCTGGTGGAGGTAAATGACAGAGATTTGAAGAATGGAATTGTCGATTACGCCAAAGGTTCTGCTATTGACAAGTATTGGAAGACAGCCAAAGCCGCAATCAAGAAAGCCAAGGGGGAATGATGGAAACCGTATTCGTAAACTCGCCGCTGCTTTTCCCTGAGGGCGTATACCGTCAGGTGATGTCTGGGGAAATTCGCTGGTCGTTTGAGTATTGCGAGTTTCTGAAGCGAAACAAGGTGAAGCGTGTAGAGGCTGCTGATGTCCGTGGCATGCTTAACGCTGGAGGAGAACTCTGATGGATATCGAATGGTTCATTCTGGCTGCAGGATTGATCTGCGGAATGCTTGGTTGGATAGGCGGAACTCTGACAACAGGCAAGGAATTTATTTCCTTCTTTAACGATGTGGATCAACGACTTAATGGTAAAATACGGCACATGCTTTGGATGCGTTCGCTGCATGATCCGGACAGCCACAAGATGCTTGAATGGATGAACGAAAAGGGGAAGAAAAATGGGTCGTGAAATTAAAGCAATCGATGATGTCAAAAGCCTGATCGAGTGGGTGACATATAACTTCGAATGCATCCAAGGCGCACAGGCCCCGAACGCGCCGCACGAAGGAAGAATGCTGGCTTATCATTCCATCATAGAGCGCGTCCCGTTGATTGGCTTGGACCTTACACACTTCCCAGAGCAGGAGCGCAAAGGTCGGATCGCTGGGGCATGTCAGTTGATCGCAATGACTCTTGACCAAGCTCGCAAGGACACCGGCAAAGACCGCCCGATACTCTATTGGAGGCTTTCTAACCGGATCGAGATGGTTCAGGCCAATGAAAAGCGCACCGGAGATACCGCCCTAGTGATCCGCACAAGGGTTGCTATTCCGGGGGCTTTTGACGATAAGGTATGTGCGCAAGAAACCGGAGAGAAGCCATGACTGATTTGGAGATGACTAAACGATGCGCTGAAAAGATGGGCATGAAGCCAGATGGATTGGCGACGAAATCAGTTGCCTACAAGGTAAGCCATTGTTCAATCCTTGCGATTAACGATAGGAGCGGCCACACAGTTTACGACCCCCTCCACGATGACGCGCAAGCAATGGCGCTGGTGAAGCGATTTAATATCTGCATAGACCAAGGTAGGCATGATCATTGTGGGGCATCTATTCGGATAATGAATACGATTTACAGCGCGACATCGCCCGACCTCAACCGCGCCATAGTCGAATGTGTGGCTAAAATGTGAGGGTGGTATAATCACCCAATCATTCGATCAAGGAAGCAATCATGGCAAAGCAAGACGCTGAAAAGCGGGAGCGGCCAAAGAAACCCTCCCGCGCAAAGAAAGACCAAGGCACCGCGCCGGTAAAGCCTACAGGTAGACCCTCTACCTACGATCCCATAAAGGCAGAATCAATCTGTGAGCAGCTATCCGAGGGCATTCCACTACGTGAAATCTGTAGACAACCGGGCATGCCAGCATGGAGGACTGTCTACGATTGGATGTATCAGGATGAGGACCTTACCGCAGCCATCGCGAACTCCAGAGACTTAGGCTGGGACGCAATAGCTGAAGACTGCTTCAGGATTGCCGACACTCCGATGTATGGGGAGGAGGTAACTGAGACTGAAGATGAAGATGGCGTGAAGCGTGTGACCATCAAGAAGGTGGACATGCTGGGCCACCGCAAACTGCAGGTAGAGACGCGCCTGAAGCTGCTGGCGAAGTTCAATCCGAAGAAGTATGGGGATGCCCTGAAGCTGTCAGGCGACAAGGAGAACCCGCTCCGGCTAGAGACTGAACTGAAGGCCAAGGAGATGTTCGACGGCGTGATCGAGGCGCTTGAGGCGGCAAGACGCAAGAAGTCCTGATGGACGTAGCCAAGGTCCTAGCCAAGCCTGAGACGCAGGCAGCATTCCGTGAGATGTCCGTCACGGATCGCATAGCATCAAGCTGGAGACTTGGCTGGCTGGCGAAGGCCCACCAACACCAGATCGTGCCGGAAGGCGAATGGTGGTCGATCTGGATGATGTTGGCGGGCCGAGGAGCAGGTAAGACAAGGACGGCGGCAGAGCAGCTTGGCTGGTGGGCATGGTGTAACCCCGGCACCCGTTGGCTGGTCAGTGCGCCGACATCCTCGGACGTCCGGTCCACCTGCTTTGAGGGCGACTCAGGACTGCTGTCCGTGATCCCTCAGGAACTGATAAAGGACTACAACAAGGCGCTGCATGAGCTAATGCTGTTCAACGGTAGCCTGATCAAAGGGATACCGGCGTCCGAGCCTTCACGGTTTCGCGGTCCACAGTTCCACGGTGGCTGGTGCGACGAGTTGGCTGCATGGGAGTATCTGCGCGAGGCATGGGACCAGATTCAGTTCAGCGTCCGATTGGGGACGAAGACGCGCATCCTGATCACGACGACGCCCCAACCGAAGGATGTGATCATCGAGTTGACCGAGCGCGAGGGCGACGATGTGGTGATGACCACGGCCTCGACCTACGCGAACCTCGACAATCTGGCGGATAACTTCAAGCGTCAGATTCTGCAGTATGAGGGGACGAAGCTAGGGCGGCAGGAGATTTATGCGGAGATTATCGACCTTGAAGAAGGGAAGGTGGTCAACCGCGATATGTTCAAGCTCTGGCCTCATGGGAAGCCCTTCCCTCGCTTCGAATACATTATCCAGTCCTACGACTGCGCCTACACCGAGAAGCAGCACAACGATCCCACAGCGAACACGACATGGGGCGTATTCAAGCCTCAGGACGGACCGTGGAGCGTCCTGCTGATCGACTGCTGGGCTGAGCATCTGGAGTTCCCCGGCCTGAAGCAGAAGGCCATCGATGAGTTCCGTTGCGTATATGGTGAAGGGAAGGATGCTAAGCGACCCGACATGATCCTGATCGAAGAGAAGGCGGCAGGGCTTTCCTTGATACAGGAACTGAGGAAGGCGCATTTGCCGGTGATGGGCTGGAACCCCGGACGCGCAGACAAGATGCAGAGGCTGCAGATCACGGCGTCGATCTTCGTCGCTGGGCGCGTATGGCTTCCTGAAAGTAGCCAGAGGAAGGGATATGTGCGAGACTGGTGTGAAGGTTTCCTGAGCCAGATATGTTCATTTCCGGACTCGACGCATGACGACTACGTTGACAGCGCAACACAGGCATTGCGATATCTCAAGGATCAGGGATTCTTGGAGATTGACCCACCGCCAAGGGAAGATGACTCAGAAGAATACGCCGACTACCTCAAAGAGATTGGTCACGACACAAGGCAGAATCCATATGCGGTGTGAGCATGAGTAAGGGGAAGATTCTCAGCAAGTCCATCGCTGACATGATCAAGGAGATCAAGCAGTCTCGCGGATCATATGAGGCGAAGCGCCTTGAACGCGCAGCCGATGAGGTGCCTAACCTTGAGCGGCTGTATCAGAAGGATGCGCTGGATCAATTGTTCCGTGGGGATAACGCCAAGGGGATCATGACGATGCGCCCCGGCGACTTTGAGCGTTACGCAAAGCCTCTGGATTATCAGCCTAAAGAGGCGAAGAGGTTTTTCTTTGGCAAGCCCGAAGGATTCCCGGAGGGCGGCACTGAAGAGCAATATCTTCAATATCTGGCAAAGCAAAAATTTAGCGACGTCCCATTCCTTGACGTCAACAAGCTGCAGGGAAAGAAAGGCAAATCAAGCCTTGTTATCACCGGACATGAAGGTCGGCATAGAAACAGGGCGCTTGATGCTGCTGGTGAGCAGGCTGGTCTTGTGCAGTTCCTTCCGAGATCAGGTCTGAGGGAAGACTTCCCGCGCAGGTATCGTGATGAATACATTGACGCCATGAGGGAAGAGCTTGAGAAGCATGGCCGGATGGTGACGCCTGAGAATGATTTAACCCCTGAGGGCGCGATCATTCGACCGGCTATTGAGTTGCCTGACGTCTACCAGAAGGGCGGCGCAGTGAGGATGGGTAAGGTCGGAATAGCCAAGTCTGTTGCCGACATGGCCGCTGAGTTGGCTGCGAAGGCCAAGAAGCCTGAGGTCAGCCGCATTGATATGAATTTCAAGGATGTAACGAAGCGCATCCCCGCATTGACCGAGGCTGCGAATCTGTTGAGGGAGGGCAAGCTAACGCGAGAGCAGTATGCGGAGCTTGTGAACCGTGTGAAGCCCGTAACGCCATATGACTTTGTTCCGAAGCCTGCGACCGCTGAAGAGGCTATTGCTGCATTGACTTCGAACAAGAAGGGGCAATTCGGGAAGTCCGCCGAAATCGGTGCCGGAGAGCGAGCCGATCTTCGTTTGGATATTCCTTCATACAGCCAGCATGGCGTGTGGGTGAACTCCATCCATCGTAAGAATGCGCCGACCGTTTATGGATCGACTTCTGCGGTGAAGAATGCTGAGATGATCCCTTCAGCCGATAAAGCACTGAAGGTTGCGACCGGCGACACGGCGAAGGCCCCGTTCGCGGTGATCCGTGGTGAATGGAACCCGCTTGACGAGGAGTCAACGGTGAAGCGTGCGCAGGAGTATCTGAGGCATAAGGACTGGCGTCAGGTTGGCTACGATCCGGAGCGTCACGGATACTTCTACGACCGCGAGACGATGGCACCGATTTTGGGCGCTGATGAAGTCATTCAGATCGGACCGCTGGTGCTGGCGAAGAAGCCAAAATACGGAAGCGACAAAGACTTCCCTTTTAAGAACGGCGGCGCAGTCCGTAAGGCTGAAGGCGGTGCGGCGACTTCGAACGAAGCCATGCTGCGCAGAAGCAAGCGTTTGCAGAGGGTGGAGAAGCCTGTATCAATCTCCCCTCTTCAGTTGGCTAGGGGTTGGGCGGCTGGCACCACAGGGCTTCCCGGCGACATCGAGTCGATTGGCAGGATGTTGATACCGGGCGTGAGCGAAGAGAATGTGCTGCCGACAAGCGAGGAGATGCTGAAGCGTATTCCGTTCGCTGCTGATGATGAAGTCGGTCAACGTGCCGCAGAGATTGGGACATTGTTCGGAGGCTTCGGAGTTGGGACTGGAGCGAAGGGCGCGATGAAGGGTGCTAAAGCAATAGCCCCGAAGGCTGGAGAGCTTGCCGAGCAATACATGATGCGCACAGGAATGGCGCTGCCTGTTGTTCCGCAGTCAAAAGGCGGCGCAAAAAATATTGATAATTACATTGACCCTAAATCATCAAAGATAAATAACTGGAAATGGCGTCCATTAGGTGATGTTCAAGAAGAATTAGGCATATCAGAAATTCCTGAATATATTCAGGGAGAATTCGGCGGTTTAATGGCCGATCAACTTAAAAAAGCAAATGCTGGAGATTTGAGTGTTAGGGATTTTTTAAAGGCGTATGGAATTACTCAATCAAGCATAGGCAGAGAGGGTCGTTCGTATAGCACGGCAACCAAGGCTGGCTTGAAGTTGCCTAAACAAGATTATGTTCGTCCTGAAGGTGCCTTTGCTGAATGGCTTGGATCAAAAACTGGGCAGCGTTTTTTGGATAAAGCGGAACAAGGCATTATTGACGAAAATGCGCTAAAGCAATTAAAAGAGCAATTTAGTCCGTTTGGAATGTCGAATGCGCTTACCGAAAGATTAAGATGGGGTATAAATTACGCAGCAGAAAATTCTGATATTGCGAATAAGTTTGCAACATCATCAATACCTGAATACAGAGATTTAATGCTGGATATAAAAGGTATTGGTCCTGCAAAAAGCGGTTTTATCGGATCAATGTTGGGAAGGGGCGATCTTCCGACTCTTGATGCAAGGCAGGTTTTGCTGCATACGGGGAAATATAGCTCACATCCTGATTTTGCAAAATTTACTAGACCAGTTGTTGGTGGAAAGCCTGTTGCCGCGAATGAATCTGTTGATCGTTTGATTGCAAGGCAAGAGGCGATGAACGCTGATATAGATGAATCCCTGAAGCCTTTTTATCAACATTTGATGCACCATGCTGTATGGGATAAGGCTGGCGGATCAAAAACAACTCATGAAGATTTGGTCCGCGCCATGAAGAATTACAAGAAAGGTGGGCAAGTCTCCATCGACGCGATGAGGCTTGCTGTAGGTGGCATGGCAGGTGGCGGTAGAAGCGGTCTTATTAGGGAGGGCATCAAGTCTGTTGCAAAGCCTGCTGATAAGGCGGATGTAAGAAGCACAATACCCAAGATACTTCCTGAGCCTAAAAAGGCATCCAAAGCTTTTGAGCAGTTCCTTGGCGAAAGGATTGCCTTGACTGCGCCCGCCGACAGGATGGTTGCAATACCCGGCCCCGGATCAAAGAAGGGTGGCCCGCTTTTCCCTTGGTTATCTACCGTTGACCCAGCTTATGAAAATGTCGTGTGGGCAAATAAAGGTAAGGCGGCAGCTTCGAAGATGATCAATTTGCAGAAAGAGTTTCCGGGCGTGATATTCACTCCTCAGATTGGTTCTGCGCAAATGCACCGATCCAATCAAGTTGTTTACGACGACATACGCAAGGCATTCAATAGGGCTGTAAAAGAGGGCAGGCTGACTCCTGAGTTGCGTGATGCATACAATGAGCGACTGACAAACCAAAAGTTTTACATGGATGATGCTGGACTGCCTTTGTTTGATGAAGGCTTTGATGTATCGACATCGAATCTATTTAATGAGGGCAATACATTTACAAGAAGGGCCGCTATCGCTGAAGTTTTGGGTGGCGAAGGTGTCGGCGGTAAGAAGGGACGGATTATTGATTACGACAAAATAATCTCTAAATCAACTGAGCCTATGCTTGCTGACGCACCAACTGGATCGGTTGGTCCAAGAGCATTCCAAATATCAGGCGATACTTCATTCCGCCCTGACTTGCATCGGGCATTTCCGGAAATGATTCATGGTGCGGATGTTGGAGTTCATTACGAGATGACTCCTAGAGAACTTTTGATGCATGACTTTGTAAGTCGCATTGAGAAAGCAAAGGGCAGAAAGCCCGGAGTGATGGATTGGGATAGAAACAAAGTTACCCAAGAAATTGATAGGGAGACTTTGCAGCGACTTGAGGATGCCGGATACAAAAAAGGCGGTCAGGTCAAGCTCATGGCAGAAGGCGGTCAGATCACCGCAGATGACTTGGTTGTCGAGGAGCGCAAGCTATGAGCAGCTTATTGGTCCGCCCCGGCCTTTCTGCAATCAAGAAGATGGCACCAAAGGCTGCGGAGAGTGCCATGCAGCGCCCGTTCTATTCAGCCGTCGATAAGGCAATCACAGAGATCACGGAGAAGCAGCCGAAGGGAACTGGTGATCAGTATCTGGCGATGATCCTGAAGACGAAGGGCGTGAAGCCTGCAGAGGTGAAGGATCGAGGGCTTGATGTCGCATTGAAGGGGAAGGGCAAAGTATCAGGTGCCGACCTTCAGAAGCTTGCCGATGAGAACCCGCCGCCGCAGGTGAAGGGCAATACATATTTTGAAGTGGACGAATTACAGAGAGAGCCGGGAGAGCCGGGTGTATTTTATGGTGCGGAAGAATGGGGTGATTACAGGACTCCGGGCGGCGAGAACTACCGTGAGGTGCTGTTCCATTTGCCGGAGCCTAAAGCTAAGCCGGTGAGGCCGAAGACGCTTGCTGAGCTTCAACAGGAGGGCTACACGGTAGGTGATTTCGAGTATGACAGATTCACACATCAAGCCAAATACAAGGTGATTGGTCCAGATGGGAATTGGGTATCTCAAAGAAGCGGCGCTCCTGTTTCTACGCCAGAGCAGGCGCTGATCAATTATGGAATTGATAGCGCAAGCACTGCTTCAAAAGACGCCGACAAGAGCAAGACGTTTTCTTCAAAACATTTCGGCGGTGAAGGCAAGAATCTTCTAGCTCATGCCCGCGTTCAAGATATGACTGGCCAGAACGGCGAGAAGATCATGTTGATTGATGAGATTCAATCCGACTGGCACCAGCGCGGAAGAAAAGAAGGTTACATTAACCTGAATCGATTAAATGATCTGGATGCGAAGTTAAAGGCCGAAGGCAAGTTGTCTCCAGAAGAAGCGGAAGAATATAACCGGCTTACAAATCAAGAGTCTATGCCAAAAACGCATGGCGGCGTCCCTGACGCGCCTTTCAAAAAGAACTGGCATGAGCTTGTGATGAAGCGTCTGATGGATGACGCGGTTAAGGGCGGTTACGACCGAGTGATCATCACGCCGGGTTCTGAGCAAACGATGCGATACGGAAAAGAAGACTTGCTTGAGGGGATGCAGGGCTTTTATGACAAGATGCTGCCGTCATACATCAAGAATCAATACGGCATCGAGGTTGGTCAGCATCCGCTGAAGCTGCGTGATTTTGAGGTTGTGAGGGAAAATCGCGGTGAAGGATTTGCCGTTATCCGTCCGGGCGGTGGGACTGTGGCCAAGTATCCGACGATGGAAGAGGCTCAGGCCGCAGCCGACCAGATGAGCAACGTCCCGTATCACTCGTTCGACATCACGCCGGAGATGCGGGAGAGCATCACGACGCAGGGCCAGCCGCTGTATCAACTTGCTCCTGTCGCTGGTGCGGTAGGTGCGGGTATGATGGCGACCGAAGAGGAGCCAGAGCAATACAGGAAGGGCGGCGTTGTCCGCAAGCCGGTCAGCATGGACGCCATGCGACTCGCCACACTGAATAAACAGAGGAAGCGCAAATATGGCTGAGATGCCCATTGATCCTGAATTTAACCGGTTCATTGAAGGGATAAGCGATCTGCCTGATGACATCGACGTCGAGGTCGAGGTCGAGGATGGCGAGCAAGAGCTTGAGGAGCTTGCTGATGGCTCTGTAGTCGTCACGGTAGGTGAGGATGAGGCCGAGGATGACGGCGACGACTTCTATGCCAATCTGGCCGAGAAGGTTGACGCATTCGATCTGGACAAGATCGCCATCCGCTACTTCGACCTGATCGACAAGGACCGCGACGCAAGGGAAGAGCGCGACAAGAAATACGAGGAAGGCTTGCGTAGGACTGGTATGGGCAATGATGCCCCCGGTGGCGCTTCATTCTCCGGCGCTTCGAAGGTTGTGCATCCGATCATGGCCGAGGCTTGCATCGACTTCGCTGCCCGCGCTTCGAAGGAGATGTTCCCGCCTGAGGGTCCGACAAGGATCAACATCGTCGGTGAGACTAACGACGAGAAGGAAGAGATTGCCAGCCGCAAGCGCGACTACATGAACTGGCAGTTGACCGACCAGATCGAGGAGTTCCGTGACGAGCAGGAGCAGTTGCTGACGCAGTTGCCGCTGGGTGGTAGTCAGTTCCTGAAGCTTTATTGGGACGACCAGAAGAAGCGTCCGGTCGCTGAGTTCATTCCGATTGACAACATCCTTCTGCCCTACACGGCGGCGAACTTCTACACCGCCCAGCGCGTGACCGAGCAGCAGGACATCTCGGAGTGGGAGTTCAAGAACCGTGTAGCGCGTGGCCTGTATATCGATTCCAGCTACATCAAGTCAACGATGGAGCCGGAGCAGACTGCAGCAGCCAAGGCGAACGAGAAGATTGAAGGCAAGAAGTTCCAAGACGCAGACGATGTGCCGCGTCGTGTGTATCACATCTACACATGGCTGGAGCTTGAGGATGACCCGAAGACGAAGGGTGAGTCTGCTCCATATATCCTGATGCTTGATGAGGCCGACAACAGCACTCTTGGCCTGTATCGCAATTGGGAAGAAGAAGATACGACGATGCAGAAGATGGACTGGATCGTAGAGTATAAATTCATTCCGTGGCGAGGTGCGTATGCGATTGGCCTGCCCCACCTTATTGGTGGTATGTCTGCTGCTCTTACTGGCGCTCTTCGTGCTTTGCTTGATAGTGCGCACATTAACAATGCGGCCACTATGCTCAAGCTCAAGGGAGCCAAAATCTCCGGACAGTCCCAGCAGGTCGAGGTCACTCAGGTCGCGGAGATTGAGGGCGCTCCGGGGGTAGACGACATCCGTAAGATTGCGATGCCGTTCCCGTTCAATGCACCAAGCCCTGTGCTGTTCCAACTGCTTGGCTGGCTGTCGAGTGCGGCAAAGGGTGTTGTGACCACGGCTGAAGAGAAGATTGCCGACATCAACAGCAATGCGCCGGTAGGCACGACGCAGGCGCTGATCGAGCAGGGTGCGGCTGTATTCTCCAGCATCCATGCCCGCATGCATAACTCGCAGCGTCGCCTGCTGATGATCCTGCAGCGTATCAACCGCTGGTATCTGGATGAGCAGAAGCGCGGCGACGTTGTGATTGATCTGCCGATCAGCAAGGATGACTTCAAGCGCAACACGGACATCCTGCCGGTATCTGATCCGCACATCTTCAGCGAGACGCAACGGATGGCCCAGACGCAGGCTGTGCTTGCGCTGGCTGAGAAGAATCCGGACGTCATGAGCAAGCGGGCGGCTATTGCAAGAGCCTTGCGTCAGATGAAAATCCCGAACATTCAGGAACTGATGCCGGAATACAGCAAGCCGATTGAGATGCATGCTGCTGATGAGAACTCTGCGATGGCTATGGGCAGGATCGCTGTAGCCTACCCGCGTCAGGATCATCTTGCGCACATCGCCGCTCACCTGTCCTTCGCGCAGAATCCGATGTTTGGCTCCAATCCGATCATCGCCCCTGCCTTTGTGCCGAAGGTCATCGAGCATGTGAAGCAGCACATGATGCTCTGGTATACGCAGAAGATGAGCAGTTACGTCACGGTCCCTGCTGGGATCAGTGATAAGAAATACGCCGACAGCAAGCTTGTGCCGGAGATTGATAAGGCGATGGCGATTGCTGCGGATCATGTGAACATCGACGCCAATGAAGACATGCAGGCGTTCATGCCGATCTTGCAGCAACTGATGCAGATCGTTCAGCAACTGAAGCCGGAGCCGCAACTGACGCCGGATGCGCATGCCGTCCTGAAGGCTTCGATGGCCGAGACTGAGCGCAGGGCTAAGCGTGATCAAGCTGAATTGGGCCTTCGCGCTCAGAAAGATCAGAGCGATAATGCGCTGAAGTCGAGAGGCCAAGAGATTGATGTGGCAATGAACACTGAAAACAATCTCACGAAAGAACGCATGGAAACTTTGGGATTGACGCTTGAGGCGGCAAGACTGAAAAAGGAGCAGGGAGAGTCTGTTGTGGCCCTGCAAAACGCAGTGCAACGTGGTTTGACTCAATAAGGAGGCCATATGGCAACCGGTGACAAAGAGCAGCAAAGCGCAGCCATTCCGCAACACAAGCGGCTGGCGCAAGGTGCGACTGATGGTAAGTCGATCCCGCAACCTGAACTGCCGAGCGGCAAGGGGGTAGACAAAAAGAACGCCTAATCTATGAGATACGTTGAAGACTTCGTAGGCAAAGTCAAAGTAAGGCAGGCTGAAATAGCCGCATCCTTGGTTGCTGGAAATGCAGCGAATTACGAGGCTTACCTGAAGCTGGTCTACGAACATCAAGGGCTTGAAAAGGCTCTGAATATCCTGAATAACTTATTGAAGGAAGATGATGAACGACAACAGTAAACCGGTAGCCGGTAACGCGGCAGAGATTGCTTGGGCATTTCCGAGCGTTGATCCCGGAGTTAAACCGCTAGGCGCAAGAATTCTTGTGCAGCTTCGTCGCACGAAGAAGAAAGCAACATCTGCAGGAATCATCCTTGTCGAAGAGACGAAGGAGACTGAGAAGTGGAACAACATGGTTGCAAAGGTCATTGACATCGGTCCGCTGGCATTCAAGAAGCGCGACACGATGGAGTCATGGCCTGAGGGATCATGGTGTGAAGTGGGTGACTTCATTCGCGTCCCGAAGTGGGGCGGTGATCGTTGGGAAGTTCGCGTCCCCGGCGATGACGACTTTGAAGACCCAGCACTTTTCATGGTTCTGAATGATCATGAAATTATCGGAAAGCTCACTGGCGATCCGATGGCAATCAAAGCTTTCATCTAAGGAGACGACATGAACGCAACAGACAAGGCTGCGGCACAGGAAGAAAATGCCGCCTCTCTGAGCATTATCGAGGAGGCTGACGGCAGCATCGTAGTTGATGGTGTTGAAGGCTTACAGGAGAGCAACGATGAAAATCTGGCAAGCGATAAAGCAGGCGATAGTCAAGCTGGCGACACCTCTGCCAATGACGGTGACGGGTCTGGTGACGATGCCGGAGCAGGCGATTCAGAATCGTCAGTCGCGGCGGAAGACGACGACCACGAAGACGACACCGAAGCGATCCGCCAAGCGAAGCGCGACCGGCGTCGGGCGAAAAAGCAGTTCCAGCGTCAGCAGCAGAAAGAAAAAGACTTAAAATTCAATCAGTTGCTGAAGCAGAACCAAGAACTGTCTCAGCGACTTCAGTCTGTAGAGCAGCGCACCCACGGCGCTGAGCTTGGGCGGATTAATAAGGCAATCGAGGACCAAGAGGTCCGCATCAACTACGCCAAGATGAAGATTGCCGAGGCGACGAAGAATCAGGACGGCGATTCCATGACTGATGCGCAGGACCTGCTGTATGAGGCCCGTCGCGCTCATGAGGCATTGACCAATCTGAAGAAGCAAGCTGCTACATCCAATCCGAGGGCGGCGTCTGCCGGTCCGGACAAGACGCTGCAACGACTTGCTGCGTCGTGGATGGAGCGCAATCCGTGGTATGACCCGGCTGAGAGTGACGAGGATTCCGCAATCGCTTTGGCGGTTGATCGTCGCATGGCAAAAGAGGGTTGGGACCCCAAAACTCCTGAGTATTGGGAAGAGCTTGATTCACGCTTGCAGAAACGATTGCCGCACCACTATACTAATGACGAGGATGGGAATTCTCATCGGCGCACAGAAGGTGCGCGGCAAAGCAGACCGAGGAGTGTTGTTACGGGATCAGGACGCGAAAGTTCGTCATCGAGCGGGAAGAAGAATCGATTCATTCTTTCTGCCGAGCATGTGAAGGCGATTAAAGACGCCGGAATGTGGGATGACACGCAATCACGCGAACGCATGATCCGTCGCTACATGAACGAAGCAAAAAACAACACTCAAAGGAGCTAAAACATGGATTCCCGAATTAAGAAAAATCTTTCTGCTGGTGGCCGAACCAATCGTGCGTCGGAAGATGCTGAACGTGCGGCCCCAGAAGATCAGTTCGTCTCTGCTGAAGAACGTCGCAAGATGTGGAAGGAAGAGTGGACACAAAGTGCGCTGCCAAGTATCCCGGAGATTCCGGGCTGGCACCTTTGCTGGTTATCGACTACCAACAGCTATGACAGCATCGACAAGCGGATGCGACTCGGCTATGTGCCTGTGAAGGCAGAAGAAGTGGCCGGGTTCGACAATTTCCGCGTAAAGGCTGGCGAGCATGTGGGTTTTGTTGCATGCAATGAAATGCTGCTCTACAAACTCCCGATGGATGTTTATCAGGATGTGATGGCGCAAGTGCATCACGAAGCGCCGCTTGAAGAGGCGAACAAAATTCGCGTTCAAGCAGAGCAGATTCAAGGCCGCGACAGTTCAGGCAAACGTCTGGGCGCGATAGAAGGCGAAGGACTTGGCGAAATTGACAAACCGATACCTGCCCCGATTTTTCAGGGCTAACAATTAAGGAGTAAATTATGTCTTCGACTAATGCTCCCTTCGGTATGCGTCCTGCGTTCCACCCTTCCGGTCTGGATCGCGCACAGGCGCTTGCTGATGGGATTCTGAGTGGCTATACGAATGACATCCTGAAGGGTCAACCCGTCAAGATGGATACCAGTGGTCAAATCCAAATTGCTGCTGCTGGTGATTCGTTCCTTGGTGCCTTCGCTGGCGTCGAGTGGACTGACACTACCGGTCGTCGTCGCGTTTCGAACTACTGGCCTGCGAACACCGCATACCAGACCGGTTCGTGCGTGGCGTATTTCTACAGCGATCCCAACATCGTGTATGAGATTCAAGCTGCAGGCTCGCTGGCGCAAACCGCCATCGGTGCCGAGGCCGATCTGTCGAACACGACTGCTGGCTCGACCACGACCGGCCTGTCGCAAGCTACTCTGTCCACGACCCTAGCGGGTGCTGGCAACCCGGCACAGATGCGCATTGTTGACCTCGCTCCCTACCCCGACAATGCTTGGGGTGATTCTTACACCATCGTCCGCGCAACCATCAGTGAGCATCAATACACTGCTGTTGCTAACGCGATCTAAAAGGAGGGCTAAAAAATGTCAGCCCCGATGCGCAGCACAGATTTCCGTTCGATTGTTGAGCCAATCCTCAACGAGTGTTTCGACGGCGTTTACGATCAACGTGCCGATGAATGGTCGCGTGTTTTCCGCGAGCAGAACGGCATTCCCCGCAACTACCACGAAGAGCCGGTGCTGTATGGCTTTGGCGCTGCTCCGGAGCTTCCGGACGGCACCCCGGTCACTTACCAGCAAGGTGGTGTGCTGTTCCTGAAGCGTTACGTTTACAAGGTCTACGGCCTTGCATTCGCGCTGACCAAAGTTCTGGTCGAGGACGGCGATCACATCCGTATCGGTCAGGTCTACGCCAAGCACTTGGCGCAGTCCCTGATTGAAACCAAGGAGACGCTGAGCGCGAACATCCTGAACCGTGCGTTCAACAGCTCCTATCCGGGCGGCGACGGCGTTCAACTGAACAGCGCGAGCCATCCGATTGTCAACGGCACGTTCAGCAACCTGCTGACGACTGCGGCTAACCTGTCGCAAACGTCGCTGGAGCAGATGCTGATCCAAATCCGTTCGGCTGTGGACAACAACGGCAAGAAAATCCGTCTGGTGCCGAAGCAACTGGTTGTTGCTCCGGGCAACGTATTCCAAGCGGAAGTTCTGCTGAAGAGCGTCCTGCGGGCCGGTAACGCCAACAACGACATCAACCCGATCAAATCGATTGGGCTGCTGGACGAAGGCGCTGCTGTTCTGTCGCGTCTGACTTCGCCTACCGCATGGTGGGTGCAGACGGATGCGCCGGAAGGTCTGAAGCTGATGATGCGTCGGAAGCTTGAAAAAACGATGGAAGGTGATTTTGAAACCGACTCCATGCGTTACAAGGCTACCGAGCGTTATGACGTTGGCTTCACCGATCCGCGTTGTGCTTACGGCACTCCGGGTATCTAACGGGAATACGGGATGGGGTAACACCCTTCCCGTTCACTGAGGAGTTTTGGTTATGCCTAATATCACTAATACTCGGTTCCCGTCAGGCGTTACGAACGTAGGCGAGGGTTCGCCCTTTGCCGACTTCATCGCCCCGGTGCCGACTCTTTTCCACACTTACTTCGAAGATTTCGACTACTACACTGCTGCCAATTGGACCGTGACTGAGTCGCAAGCTGGCGCGACTCAGGCTCTGACGGATGGCGATGGTGGTCTGCTCCTGCTGACCAACACCGCTGCCGACGACGATCTGGTTGCGCTGCAGAAGGTGGGCGAGTCTTTCCGCTTTGAAGTTGGCAAGAAGCTGTTCTTTGAAGCCCGCCTCAAGGTCAGTGATGCTACGCAATCGGATGTCGTCGTCGGCCTGCAGATTACCGACTCGTCGCCGCTTGATGTCTCTGATGGCGTGTTCTTTATCAAAGCTGACGGTGTCGCTACGGTGAACCTGTTGGTCGAGAAGAACGGCACTGCAACCACGACCTCTGCTGTAGCTACGCTGGTGAGTGATACCTTCATTCGCCTTGGCTTCTACTACGATGGCGTGTCGAGCATTCAATACTTTGTCAACGGCGTGATTGGCGGCGCTTCTGCCACCACTAACCTGCCTGACGACGAAGACATGACTGTTTCGTTTGCGATCCAGAATGGTGAAGCTGTCGCCAAAACGATGACCGTTGACTACATCTTTGCTGCCAAGGAGCGTTAATCATGGGCCAATTTAAGCCGATGGTGAAAATGCAGACGACCGAACCTTCGGTTGTTCTGAAGCTCAAAAAAGGTGGTTCGGTCTGCAAGCCGGTGAAGAAGATGGCTGGCGGTCCGATGGGTAATATGTCCGCAATGCCTGCGATGCGTTCGCGCATGTCCGCTCCCGCTCCCGCTGCCGCTGCTCCCGCAAAGCCTTCGTTGGCTGAGCGTCGCCGCGCAATGATGGGCCGCAAGGGCATGGCTGCTCCGATGATGGCTAAGAAGGGCGGCGAGGTTGAATCCAAGGCGATGCATGCCAAGGAAGCGACCAAAGCCGAACTGAAGGCTCATGCCGACAAGCCTGCATCGAAGGCCCACAAGGGCCTGAAGACCGGTGGCGTAGTCAAAGGTCAAGGTGGTTACAAGACCGGTGGCGTCGTTAAAGGTCAGGGCGGCTTCAAGAAGGGTGGTGCTGTAAAAAAGTTTGCTGACGGTGGGTCCGTGCAGGATGATGGACGCGCCGTCGAGATGCCGCAGGGGAAGAAGAAGCCTACTCCCCCTGTGAGTATCAGCAAGCTGTCAGGCACCTTCAAGAAGGGTGGCGCAGTAAAAAAGGCTGATGGTGGCATGCCGGTGACTCGTTCTGCTGCTGTCGAGCGGAAAGAGGCAATGGTATCCACCCCTACTGCAGAAGAGATGAAGAAGCTGGAGGATGCTTACGACCGTCCTCTCCGTATGGAGAAGAAGGGCGCAGAGAACTTTCAGAAAAACATCCGGCTGCGGAAAAAAGGCGGTTGTGTGTAAGGTGGGGGCTTCGGCCCCTGCTTTTAATTTGAATTTTGGAGACCCACATGGGAACTTATTCTTCTGCAACACGCCAAGGTGCGTATGAGCCATTTGAACTGCAAGTAGCCCGTGGGCAAGTTGATGGTCACAAAACCTTATTTAAGTTCGGCATCAACGGTGATGTCGGCACATCCGTAGAAACAGTTTGGGCACAAGGCGGAACGTATGCATACCCCGCTTCTGCCACTGTAATGAAAATCTCTAGCTCAAGTGCAGACGATACTTCTGCTGGAACTGGCGCAAGAACAATTGCTATTTTTGGTCTTGATGCAAATTACAACGAAATTAGCGAGTCTGTCCTATTAGATGGGCAAACAGCAGTCAATACTGGCAACAGTTACTTGCGTATTTCTAGTATGTATGTAACCACCGCTGGTTCTGGTGCAACTGCCGTAGGAACTATCTACGCTGGCACTGGCACTGTTACTTCGGGCGTACCAGCAACTGTATACGGCATGATTGCTATTGGTGCAAACCAAACGCAAATGGCATTTTGGACTGTACCCGCAGGTTATACCTTGTATTTAATGGGAACTTTCTTTACATCTGCAAACTCAACCGCAAACGCATCAACCAACTTTCAATTGATTCAACGCCCATTGGGTGGTGTGTTTAGAATACAAAGTTCATCGCGTACCCCCGGCAACGGAGACTTCGTGGTTGATTTGCACACACCGCTTGCTTTTGCTGAAAAGACAGACATTGAAATTAGGGCAATTGCTTCAGCAGGAACTTCCAATGTGTCTGCTGAGTTTGAAGGCATCTACATTAAAAACCCTGACTAACCATGCCAAGCAAATCACTTTCCCAGCATCGATTGATGGAAGCGGTCGCGCACAACCCTGAGTTTGCCAAGAAGGTAGGCATCTCTCAAAAGGTCGGCAAAGAGTTTGCCAAAGCTGATGAGAAAAAGAATTTTAAGGGTGGCGGTCTTTACGAAAACATCCATAAAAAGCGCGAAAGAATTGCAAGCGGTTCTGGCGAAAAGATGCGCAAAGTTGGTAGCGAAGGTGCGCCATCTGCTAAAGATTTTCGGCAGGCAGCAAAAACAGCCAAGATGAAAGATGGTGGTCCGAGCTTGGCTGTCGGTCGCGGCGAAAAGATGCCGGTAGAACGTGGCGCTGGCCTTACGGCTAAAGGCCGCGAGAAGTATAATCGTGAGACTGGAAGTAACTTGAAGGCTCCACAACCGCAAGGCGGTCCTCGCAGAGATTCCTTCTGCGCGAGAATGGAGCCAGTTGCTCGTAAAAGTGATCGCGGCAGCAGGGCAAGGGCATCGATGAAGCGGTGGAATTGTCCGGGCTGGTGAAAGGATGTTAAATGGCTACGTCTGGAACTGTTGGCGCAACGGTAATTGATGTCCAACAACTGATTGATCACGGTGCGCGGCGCTGCGGAAAGCTTGCTGAAGAGCTAACCTCAGAGCAGCAGGTGTCCGCAAGGGAAAGCCTGTTCTTCCTTCTCTCAAGCCTCATCAACAAAGGCATCCAGTATTGGGCGATTGAGAAGAAAATCTTCGGCCTGAAGGCTAACCAATACATCTACGATCTTCCTGTTGGTTATGTTGATTGCCTGAATGCGCTGTATCGGCGCATGAATCGACCGACTCCGAACTCGACCGGTGGTTACACGACATCATCCGGCGTTGTTGCGAATGCGTTCGACAGCGACGTCGATACGATGACGACGCAGACATCTCCGAATGGCAACATCGCTATCGATTTTGGTGAATACAATGAGATTTATGCCGGATCGATTGGCATCTTGCCGGGTGTGAGCGGGACGTTCAACGTGGTTTTGGAGTATTCGACCAATGGTTCTACGTGGTCTACGCTCTACGACCCCGGTGAGGTGACTTGGGTGAATAATGAATGGCTCTGGTATGACATTGAACCGGGCCAGAATGTGCGTTACTACCGCATGCGCGAGACTGGCGGTGCGACTTTGATTGTTCGTGAGTTCTACGTTGGCAACAACAGCACTGAAATCACGATGGCGCGGCTGAACCGAGACGATTACACCAACCTTCCGAACAAAAACTTCACTGCAAACCAGCCATTTCAGTTCTGGTTTGACCGGACGATCCCGCAACCGAAGCTTTATCTGTGGCCGGTGCCGTCAGACCCCTTCGTTCAGATGACTGTATGGTGTTCGCGGCAGATTCAGGACGTTGGTGCGCTCCAAAATCAGCTTGAAGTGCCTCAAAGATGGTATGAGGCAACGATTTTCATGCTTGCGCACCGCATGTCGCTTGAATTGCCTGCCGTGCCGATGGAAAAGGTTGCGTATTTGGAGAAAATGGCCGAAAAATTCCTCTACGAAGCCGAGCAAGAGGAGCGAGATCGCTCGCCAATTTATTTTTCGCCGAATATTTCGCCATATACCAGATGAATCAATTACTTACAGGATTTCATAAACATCACATTATTCCCAGATGTATGGGAGGGACTGATGCTCCTGAAAATCTTGTGTTGCTTCATCCTATTGATCATGCAATCGCGCATTTAGTCCGATATAAGATGTTTGGTAATCCCGCTGACGGCTGGGCATACAATCGAGTGATCAATGGGCTGAAAGATGAGTTAATTCCGAACAAAAAAGGCATTCCGAAGCCGTATCTGAGGAAGCCAAAATCTGCTGAGACAAAAGCAAAAATGTCTGCCGCAGCAAAAGGAAAAAAGAAATCTCCGGAGGCTATTGAAAAAATGAGAAAAGCTCTTACCGGAAGAAAAGCTACTTCAGAACAATTGAGGTGTTTGGCTCTTGGTAGGGCAAAAAAACCTGATGGTTACATAAGCCCAATGAAAGGTAAGAAAAGAGAAACTCCTTGGTTGTTTGGATTGACTCCTGTAAATAAAGGTAAAAAAGCAAGTGATGCAACTAAAAAGAAAATATCAATAGCTTCAAAAGGAAGAAAACAAACTCCTGAGCAAATCGCAAAGCGAGTTGCCTCTCGTCGCGCTACATTGGCCGCTCAAGGAAGAACAGTTTAATGCCTCGCTTTCTCGACACCAGAGGGCTTGAAACGCTTGCAATAGCAATCTGTGATCGCTGCAAGATGAAGAGGCCCTACGCATCGATGACGAATGACCCGAACTTCCCCGGTCTTCGCGTATGTGACCAAGGATGCGCCGATCAAAAGGACCCGTATCGTCTTCCGGCGCGTCAAACCGAGAAGATTGCGCTTCGTTTTCCTCGTCCTGACATTAGTGTTGCAACGGACCCGAATGATCTGACTACGGGTGACTACGGCGGCTTAGTAATCTCGACTGAGCAGGGTGAAAATGACGGCAATCTTGATGGCCTTGAGGTAACACCGTAATGGCAAATACCAGAATCACCGATCTGCCAGCAGCGCAGCCGTTGGATGGCACAGAGATAGTCCCAATCGTTCAAAGTGGCATCACTGTCCGCACGACGACTCAGGCAATATCGACTGCGCCGAACCAGACGCAGACATTCATTACGGTCAACCAAGAGCCTACGCTACCGAACAGCAGGGCGCTTGCAGGTCAGAACGGTATTGGAATTGTTGATGGCGGTGCGCAGGCTGCAATTACCATCGAATTGAATGGCGCTTCTGAATCACTGGAAAACGCTGGAAACGGAATTGTTGTTAAGACCGGAGGCACGACTGTCACGCCGAGACAGATCGCTGTCACTGGATCGGGGATATCAATTACGAATGGAGGTGGTCAGGCAGGCGATCCGACACTGAGCTTGTCCGGGACCGTGCAAGGACTTGCCAATTACTCAGGCGTTGGAATTCTCGTCGCTCAAGGCGGAGGCTCAATCGGCGGCGTCGCGATCCAAGGGACTGCAGATCAGATCGACGTTGTAAACGGCAATGGCGTTGGCGGAAGCCCTGTCCTATCTATTTCCGATGATCCCATCCTGCCGGGGACTGGTTCGGTAACACTGCCCTCAGGAACGACTGCGCAGCGTCCTGTTGGCCTGCCGGGGATGATCCGCTTCAATGATGACGATCAGACCGTCGAGGGTTACGTTGCTGGGTCATGGCGCGATATCTTCGGCCCGACAGGCCCTACGGGTCCTACAGGCCCTACCGGAGCAGCATCGACCGTTCAAGGCCCTACAGGACCAACTGGTCCCACTGGTCCGACCGGCCCGACTGGCGCGGCATCAACCGTCGCTGGTCCCACTGGTCCGACCGGCCCTACGGGTCCCACTGGACCTACTGGTGCAGCATCTACCGTCGCTGGTCCTACAGGACCGACAGGTCCAACCGGCCCTACCGGTGCAGCATCGACCGTTGATGGACCTACTGGCCCTACAGGACCTACGGGGCCTACCGGACCTACTGGCCCTGCAAGCATTACTCCGGGAACTTTGTATGTAGACAGCGTAAATAATTTTGTCGGTATTAACGATCCAGCGCCTAATTATGTTCTTGATGTTGTTGCGCCTGCAAGTTTGGTTGGTTCAAATGTTGCTAGTTTTTTTAATTCTGACGCAGTTACTTATAGCAGTCAAATAGAAGGGCAACTTAGTAGTGCAGGAGCATCTTGGTATTTTACTTATAATGGTAGCAATGTTAATACTTTAAATATTGGCGCTGATGATAACGGGTCATATGTAAATGGTTCAAACCTGACTGTTTCAGGTATGAATTCGCTGTCTTTAAGTTCACTTACTTCTGGAAGTCTGACAGTAAGTGGCGGAACTGCTCTTGCCCCTTCTTTAGCTAGTATTAGTAATCCAACTATTGGTGCAACCACTGGAGGAGCTAGGCTCGATATATCAACTTATGGAACATCTTCATCGGCTGACGCGGCAGTTAGATTTACTAACAACACAGCCACGGCGGCGAACTGGACTATTGGTTGCGATGGAAGCGACAACAAAGCGTGGAAAATAGCTAGAGGAACTGCACTTGGAACAAACGATGCAATAGTTTTACGAAACGATAATCAAAACGTCGGTATTGGTTCCCTTATAAGTTATTCAAATATTACCGCACCTTTAACAGTTTTTGGTGCTGCTGGATTTTCTCTTGGTGCAGTAGGTGCGCCATCCATTGCTTCTAGGACTGATTTAAATACTGGTTTTTGGTTTCCGGGTTCAGACATTATCGCGGCTTCCACAAACGGTGCGGAAAGAATTCGTATTACTTCCACTGGTAATGTTGGCATCAATGAAATTCTCCCTGATTACAAGCTGGACGTAAATGGATCATTTGGATTTACACCCGGTGCTTCTGTTGATCCAGTTGATAACGGTGATGTTGTATTCCAATTAACAAGCGACACAACATTGACCATCAAGGCAAAAGGCTCTGATGGTATTATTCGATCTGTTGCTCTGACTCTTACGTAAGGTTTAATCATGGCTGATGTTTCTTACGATTGGTTTGTTGACCAAATGTTTGCCATAAAGAACCTCGACGGTAACGATAATTTTGTCTCTTCTGTTTTCTGGCGCTGCGTTGGCGCTTCTGGTGAGGCTTATGCAACACAAATCGGTCAAACAGAACTGCCGACGCTTATCGGTGAAAGTTTCACTCCTTACGAACAGCTTACTCAAGAGCAGGTTCTTTCTTGGTGTTTTGCTAACGGCCTTGACCGCGATTTTGTAGAGGCTGCAATTGCAGAAGAAATTAAAGACAAGTTATTTCCCGCAATTGTTGCGCTTCCAAATCCTTGGAATTGATTAAAGATGAAAATCTGCGTATACGCTATCAGCAAGAATGAATCGCAGTTTGTCGATAGGTTCTGCGACTCAGCCAAGGATGCTGATCTGATCATGATTGCCGATACCGGATCGACCGATGATACGGTTGCGAAGGCTCGCGCAAGGGGTATATCCGTCTCGGAGATATGCATCAGCCCTTGGCGCTTCGACAAGGCGCGTGACGCTGCTATGGCGCTTATTCCAAGCGACGTTGACGTCTGCATCAGCCTTGATCTGGATGAGATTCTGGAGACGGGCTGGCGTGAAGAGATTGAGCGGGTATGGACGGAAAACACTACGCGCCTTCGTTACAAGTTTGATTGGGGCAACGGAGTATTGTTTTACTCTGATAAGGTTCACTCTCGTCATGGCTACCACTGGCATCATCCATGCCATGAATATATTCGTCCTGATGCTAGGGTTCAGGAGGTCTATGCGCACACCGACATGCTGCTGGTGAGCCATCATCCTGATCCTGCGAAGTCGAGAGGGCAGTATTTGGACCTGCTGAAGCTGGCCGTTACAGAGGACCCGCGCTGCCCTCGGAATGCCTTCTATTACGCCAGAGAGCTTACGTTCTACAGCAAGTGGGACGAGGCTGTAGAGGCCCTGAATAAGTATCTGGCTATGCCTGAGGCTACATGGGGCAACGAACGCTGCTACGCCATGCGCCTGCTTGGAAAGTCGAACGAAGGTCTTGGCCTTTGGGATGAGGCTTTGAAGTGGTTTCGTCGGGCTATTGCAGAGGATTCCGGCGTCAGGGAGCCTTGGGTAGACCTTTCTATGCATTGCTACCGCAGACAGATGTGGCACGACTGCCATTCTGCTGCGATGAGCGCCTTGCAGATCAAAGACAAGAAATTGGTTTACACCTGCGATCCTGAGGTTTGGGGATGGAAGACTCACGACTTGGCGGCAATTTCCGCTTGGCATTTAGGGCTGAAAGATACTGCTATTCAGCAGGGTAAAGAGGCATGTAGACTAGCTCCAGATGATGCTCGCCTTGCTGGAAACCTGCGTTTTTACATAGGCGAGGAAGAAGTCGCCGCATAGATGAGGTAACGAAATGGCTCAGTCAACTAAGACCCCGATTGTCCTTTATCACTCGACCGTAGCTGCTGCGGTGCCGAGTAACGCAAATCTGCAGGCTGGTGAGCTTGCGATGAACATTGCGGACATGAAGCTCTACACGGAGAACTCTAGCGGGACGGTAACGCTACTTGCTTCCGCAGACGCTGCAGCCGGTAATTTCACGACAGTCGATACGACGAACCTTGAGGCCACGAATATCAAGGCGAAGGACGGGACCGCATCCGCATCGATTGCTAACGCAACTGGCGTGATGACGATTGTATCGTCCGTGCTTACGACTGCAGACATCAACGGAGGCACGATAGACGGAACGACTCAGGCATCAGGAACGATCAACGGCCCTATTGCTGCTGGTGGAACGTGGACTGCGGCGGCTACTTGGACGCTACCTGCGCTTACGCTTGGCGGAACGGTAACGAGCAACGGGCAGACCTTCTCTGGAACGATAGCCAATCTCGGTAGCGTAACGACAGTCGATATTAACGGAGGCACGATAGACGGAACATCAATTGGAGCCACTACCCCTGCTGCGGGTGCGTTTACTACGCTGAGTGCAACAGGCGCTGCAACCTTTGCGGCTGGAACCGCACCGCTACCATCCATTACGACCACAGGCGATCCGAATACGGGCATTTACTTCCCTGCTGCTGACACCATCGGATTTGCTGAAGGTGGTGCAGAGGCGATGAGGATCAACTCCTCTGGTATCGTTCTTGTCGGAACTACGACAGCATCAGGAACTAACCTTCTTCAAGTTAATTCTGATATTAAGATAGGAGATATCACTGCTGGATTTGGTAATGTTGGTGGCAATTCAAATACAGCATTTGGTCAAGAAGCACTTAGCGCAAACACGGACAACGCTAATTCAGCATTTGGTAAATATGCCTTGAGATTTTCATCTACCGGAAACACAAACACTGCAATAGGTGAATCTTCACTTTCATCAAACACTACTGGCTCTGGCAATACTGCTGTAGGACGTCGTTCACTCTTAGCAAATATTGTTGGCGATAGTAATACGGCGATTGGGTCTTCTGCTCTTGTTTCAAACACTGCATCGAATAACACTGCTGTAGGTTCTGCGGCACTTTATGCAAATACTTCCGGAAATAGTAACACTGCAGTAGGATATCAAGCACTTGATTCCAACACGACCGCCAATAATAATTCAGCATTTGGTTATCAGGCGCTTGCCAGTAACATTACCGGCGCTAATAACACATCGGTAGGCGCTTCAACACTTGTTTCAAACACTGCATCAAATAACACGGCAGTAGGTTATGCGGCACTTAATTCAAATACGAATGGCAGCTCCAACACTGCAGTAGGTTATCAGTCGATTGCCGTTAACATTTCTGGAACGAATAATGCAGCATTAGGATATTTGGCGCTTTATGCAAACACTGCATCAAATAACACTGCAGTAGGTTATGCGGCACTTAATTTAAACAATACCGGAAGCAATAACGCCGCAGTAGGCACTCAAGCACTTAATGCAAACACGACTGGCGCAAATAACGTAGCTTTTGGTGATTCTGCAAATAGGTTAAACACCGTTAACTCGTATAGCACAGCAGTTGGATCGACAGCACTTTATAATAATACCGCTGCTAATAACACAGCATTAGGTTATTCAACTGGATCAACAAACACTACCGGAACTAACAACACATTTATTGGGGCAAATGCTCAAGGTGCTTCAGCTACGACAAATAATGCAATTACTTTAGGCGATAGTTCGATTGCAACTTTGCGTTGCCAAGTAACGACGATAACTGCACTGTCAGATCGCAGAGATAAAAAAGATATTGTTGATATCCCTGCTGGATTGAATCTTGTTGAGAAGCTGCGTCCCGTTTCCTTCGTTTGGAATATGCGTGACGGCGGCAAAGTAGGTATTCCAGAGTTCGGATTTATCGCACAAGAACTGCAGGAAGCTCAGTCTTCTGCTGGTGTTACTGTCCCGAATCTTGTGTCCGAAGAGAATCCTGAGAAACTTGAGGCTTCTGCCGGAACTCTTATCCCGGTTCTTGTTAAAGCAATCCAAGAATTGAAGCGCGAACTCGACATTGTTAAATCTGAACTTGCCTCTTTGAAAGGAGCTTAATATGTCCGTCGATCAACCAAGTGCTGAACAAATTGCGAAGCACTACTCTGCAGCACTTGATAGCGTAAATCTTATCAATGCTGGCAAGCCGGAATACATGAGTGATGCCGAGTGGGTAGACTGTCGCAAGAGAAACGTCGATCATCTGAAAATCATGATTGCCAAAGATTTTTGGACTACTGAAGACCTGAGTCCCTTTCATCAAGCTATCGCAAAAATTTAAGAAATAAAATGGATGACCGACTTCAGAAGCTTGAAAATGATATCCAAAACGCAAGAGAGAAGCAGAGAGAAATGACAAGGGATATCAATTGCATATTAGAAACTTGGGATAATTTTACGAATGAATATCTTCCCTATCTAAAGCTTCTGGCAGAACGAGAGAAAGAACGCGCTGAGTTACGAAGGGCCGTCATCAAGCACGGAACAATCGTTGCGCTTGGTGCTGTAATCCTCTTCGTTCTCAATGCAGTTTCCCATGAATTGCAGGCATTATTTAAGGCTATTCCGAAATGAGCGAAAACGATTCAGCTAAGGAAGTCGCTGGTAAGACTATTGGCAAGCAGGGTTTGGCTTACATCACGCTGATCGTCTGCGTCGGCGTTGGCGCTTCTATCGTGTTGGAAGAATCAAAGATGGCCGCAGTGATGGGTTTGCTCGGCGCTTCCCTGACTGCTTTGATTTCCATGATGAAT